GTGGCGTTTGGCGGCCGGGACCTGACTGCTTGTGAGATCCTGGATCTGGACATTTCGGACCAGGACAAGCTGCATATCACGCTTGGAATCGGCGAGTTGACGGACAGGGAGGTTCAGGAAATATCCTTCAGGTTCGCAGAGAGGGTCCTCCCGGAGTTCGAGTCTCCCATGGGCGATGACACATTGAGGAAGTGTCTGCGCACGGCACGTGAATACCTGGAGGGCGACATCGTCATCGGGGTGCTGGACAAAGAAACTCGGGCGCTGGAGAAGAGGGCGGATGATCTCCAGGGCGAGATCGCCGAAGGTGGCGGTGATGATATTCGAAAAGAGATCATTCATAGCTGCATGTGGGCGGTGATCTGGGCGATGTACGCCTGGAATGTCGAGGCAGGGCCGCAGTCGATGTACGCGTGCAATGCTTCGCATTCTGCGTGCTGGGTGAAGAGCTGGCATGCTGATGACGACGAGTTCGAGCGCCTTTTCGGCGAGGAGGAGAAGGTTCACGTTCAGATCGTCCGTGAGTACCTGCATTGGAGGGAGGCGAAAGTTGGGTGACAAGAAGAATATGAGCGCTTCGAAGATGAACGATCGGAGGGCGTTGTACGTGGTGTTGTCGATCACGTTCTGGTTCGCGGCTATGATGGTGTTGGGGTACATGTACTTCTTTTCGAAGGAGATCAGCACTCCGATGTTTTGGTTTCTCCTGCTGATCCTGGCGAACTTCTCCATGGAGTCGAGGTCGACGGTGCATGGGATGAACTTACTCAATCGGTCGATCAATTCTCAGCTTTGGATCCTCAGGAGATCGATGGGAATGGAGGAGAAGGATGGGTGATGCACCGAGGCCGAAAAAGGACGACGGGACCTTTTGGTGTTCCTTTGACGAGTGTCCGTGTTGGGACGGGTATTGCTCGGTTACGCACTACAGGTGCAAGCGTAGCGATGATCCTGTCCTGTGTGGAGGGATTGCTGTACACTTCGAGAAGCAGATCGAGGCGTATCAGATGCATCTCCGCGACCGGCTACTCGTGGACGCTACGCCTGATGAGGAACTCCCACTCCGAATCCTGGAGGCGTACATCGATCACAGCGAGACGACAGACAACCTGCTCGGGCTTCCCCCGGAGAACCCTCTGATTCAGAGGATGGAGGAGGCGCGCAAGGAGCGGAATGTGATCCTGAGTAATGCGATGACGTGTGTTCGGTTTTTCGAGAAGGACAAGTCATGAAGAAGAAAACCAATAAGGTTGTGAAGGATCTCCCTGATGGGTTTGTGGAGATTTTTGCTTTGGAGAACGGATGGATCGGGACCGTGGAGAACGTTGCATTCAGCAGGGAGGATCAGCTTGCTGTTGCGGACATCGGTGGAGGTGAATGGACGGTGCTTCCTGTCGGGCGCGACATCGGCGGGTACAGCCCGTTTGGAGCGATAGGTGGGTACAACATAAGCGCGCCGGTTGTTGGCCGTTTGCTGGCCCTTCTTGGCTTCTGGAGCGAGGAGGAGGCTGACTCTTTTGGAGTTTGGTACTGGGAGGAGACCAGACGGCGTACGGCGAAGTACGAAATCAACAGGCACAAGGAAGCTTTGGAGAGAGCCGGTTACACGGTATCCAAGAAGAAGTCCTCCTGATTTTCCTGTTGAAAAAATCTCTTTTTTGATGTAAATTCTCAGCCCTGTTTGATCGATGGGGAGATCCCAAAGGAGGATGGTTTTGAGCGATATCGTGAGCGTTATCATGGTTGGAATGTTGGGATTGGGGGTGATTTGGGCATTTTGGGGGATGTTCAGGGACAGGAAAGAGCCGGTTGGGGGCCTGATTTATGTGGCTTCTCCGTTCACCAGTCCGAGCAAGGAAGTCGAGCGTGCGCGGTACCAGGATGTCGTTGACGCGTGCGCGCGAATGTTCGAGGACGGCTTCCATGTCATGTCTCCGATTGCACACTGCTATCCGATGTTTGAGCGTGGGAACATGCCAGGCGACTTTGAGTTCTGGAGGGCGTACAACTACGCCGTTCTCTCCAGGTGCGAGGAGCTGTGGGTCCTGACGATAGATGGATGGAAAGATTCCAAAGGTGTCCAGGGGGAGATCGAGTTCGCGAGGAAACGAGGGATCCCGATCGGTTACGTAATATGCGATGTAGGTGGAGTTTGGGAGCTGAGTGATGAAGATGGAAGAAGAACTGCGTAGGCTGAAGGAAGAGAACGAGAAGCTGAAAGGGGCCGCTATTGAGTCCGTGTTCGCGGACTTGATCCTGAATGTGGCGGCGAGGCACCCGGGGGCGAGAATTTGGATCGATGTCCCGAGTGATAGCTTCAAGGCGATCGTCCTTCATGTTGGCGTTCAGAGGGACGGGAAGATTTACAGGGCTCAGAGGGCCGTGACGGCTGAAGAGATTGGTGAATGTAGGGTTAACATCTGGGCTGATACCGTCGATCAGGTTTGCGAGGATCTTGAGGTGGAGATCAATAGGGCGAACTCAAGTTCGTCAAACGGAAGTGATGGAGGACTAAGGGAATGATCATCTACGGTGGAACGAGGGAGCAGATTGAGCAGCAGCTGGAGTGCGATCACGATTGGCACGGACCCTGTATGGACGACAAGTACCGTTACATGAAGTGCGGGAAGTGCTTCTGCGTGGATCGGGACATCATGGTGAACGACGAGAAGGGTGCCCTGGAGCATATCCCGGCCACGGCTAGAGAGGTCGAGGAGACGCACGATCTTATTCATGAGGTTGAGCAGCTACGCGCGCGCAGGAAGGAGACCTTGGTTCTGAACGAGAAGCTCCGCGAGGAGCGGTATGAGTTGCTGGCGGAGATTGATCGACAACTCGGAACGTTCAATGCGGAGAAGATGACCAAGCAATTGAAGGCCCCTGCCGAGAATGCTCTCTACGATCTGATTGACGAGAACCTGAGAAAAGATGCGGTCATCGAGGAGCTGAACAAGCATGCCGTGAATGCATCGATCCGGAGTTGGGTTGATGAGAATTGGCAGCCGTGTCCGAAGTGCAACATGCGTGGTTTCACGTTCGGTATTCGGTGCCAGGAGTGCAGCGGCATCGGGCGTGTGAAGGGTGAACCTGTTCCTGTTGATTGATCCAGAAGGGCGGTGGTGCCGTGACAGATGTCCGCTCTCAGAGGATTTGGAAATGGGCAAGCTACAAGGTTAAGAGCGGCAAATGCAGGTTCTTGGGCTGTGAAAATGATGAGGTTGCAGAAACAGCTGAGGGTGACATGTGCCTGGATCACTACATTGGGCTTCCGGCCTGTGAGGAGTGCGGTGGTCCTGCATGCGGATCAATGGAACCGATCCGGTGCATGTCTTGCCAGGATATGAGCGAGACAACCCGGGCACTCACTGCAACGTTCTCTTCGCTGGAGAACGAGGGTGGGTTGTTGGATTCAGCGTATGGGGTGCGGAAGGAGATCCGGCCCTTTGAGAAAAGGATAGGACGTGCAGAGTTGGTTTCGTGGGCGAAAGCGATCATGCGGAGATCTGAAGCAGGATGAGGTGGAGAATTGAGCGAGAAGAGGTCGGAGCGGGTGCGGGAGTGGGCGCGATACAAGGTGAGGATGGGTAAGTGCCGGGAGCAGTCTTGTAATGTGGAGATCGTTTCAGAGACGCCAGAGGGGCGCCTGTGCCTCGAACACTACTGCAGGCTCCCGTCATGCGTGGAGTGTGGAAAGGCGGCCTCAGGAGGGGCTCGTCTTTGCGCTGAGTGCGAGAAGAAGAGGGATGAAGCGCTTGGGATGACATCCTCTTTGAGCTACCACGAGGAGGTGTCCGGGCATGATACGATTGGAATGGGTGGCATGAATCAGATGCGAAGGAGAATGTGGGGAACGAACCCCGATGGGTCGAAGAAGAAAAAGAAAGCGAGTTGAAATATGGCACGGGCTATTGTTGGCGCTGCTGATGCGATTGCACAGAAGGACGAGTCCGATCGTAAGATGAGGCAGGCGGTTTTGGATGCGTTGAAGGAGGAGTTTCCGTGGGGGTGCAGGGTCATGTCGGAAGATATGACTGCAACGGTTGTGGGTTGGTATGCAGATCGTCTTGTCGTTCTGGATGGTGACAATGGGCTCGGGAGTATTCAGGTGACTCAGCATGATGGGCGTCTGAGTGTCGCGAAGCTGGATGATGGAGAGTGAGATGCTCTACAGAAACAAGACGTGCATCGTTTGTCGGGAGAGGGGCACCTGGGAGGACTTTGGGTCGACGTGCCCATCTTGCAGGCGGGAAGCCGAAGAAGAGAAGAAGAGGGAGCACCTTGAGGCGCTAAAGAAGCTCTCGGTTGAGGAGCGTCTCGCGAGGATCGAGGAGCAGTTGTACGACCGTCCGTGGTCGAAGATGGGCTGGAGACCAGAGCCAAGATTGGGTGGACAATGAGCAAGCATCACATCATTTATCACAACGACGCGGATGGGTACGCTTCGGCTGCGATTGCGTATCGTTTCCTGACAATGGAGAAGGATAACAGGGTTCCCGAGGATGACGTTGTCTTTCATCCGTTCACCTATGGTATGCGGTTCCCTGGCGAGATCGACAGAATGAGAGATCTTGTCTACATACTCGACTTCAGTTTTCAGCCGGAGGGATTGATGGTGGAATTGGCTGAAGATTTTGGTGGTCGATTGGTTTGGATCGATCATCATCAGACGAGCTTGGATGCAGAAGAGGAGCACCATGAGCTGGGGAGGGTTCCTGGGATGCGACGTGTAGTCTGGTCGGAGTCTGTGCCGGATCCGATTTCTGGGTGCGAATTGGCGTGGGCTCACTTTTTCATGTTGGACAATCCTCCGTTCGTAATCAGGATGATTGGGGACTGGGATGTCTGGAGGTGGAAGGAAAAGGATGAGTTGACGCAGAAGTATGTGCAGGGGCTGCAGTATTACTTGAAGGCGTCTGGTGCGGACCCCAAGGATGATCATGCTCTTGGCATGTGGCTCGGGATGATGGAGTTGACGAAAACTGACATTGTTCGATCTTGTTGTGAGCCAGGGATCAAAGTGATGGAGTACCAGAAGCGGGAATGGCGCAAGATGATGGGGGAGAGATCCTTCGAGGCAACGTTTGCCGGGATGAATGCGATCGTTGTGAACGAGAAGGGGAACTCCACCATGTTCGACGGGTTCTACGATCCGGAGAAGCACACCGTCATGGTCGCATTCCATATGACCGGGCTCAATGTGACCGTTTCGATGTACACGGAGAAGACCGAGGATCTTCGCCTTGGAAGGATTGCGAAATCACTCGGGGAGAAGGCTGGGAGCAAGTCCGGTGGTGGACATGCTGGCGCTGCTGGGTTCCAGTGCGACCTTCAGTTTTTTGAGAAGATCTGCCAGGTGAAATAGGAGGGTGAAATGGGAAGGGGATATTCGGACGAGAAGGGCTCGTATCCTGGGTTGGCGGGGTGGATGGAATGGCTTTTTTGGAGGAAGCTATGTGTTCGGCCAGACTGGGGGTGTGAGTGGGATGGGCAGAAGTGGTTCGAATTCCTCCGGATCAGGAGCCTTGTCGGGTGGTGGTACAACTTCACCGGAAGGATCGCGTCCAAGTTTCACAAGATGAATTGTCCGAAGTGCGCGGGCCGTTGAGGCCCAGGAGGAAGAGATGTATTTTTGTGGTGAGTACGTTTTCGACAAGACGCATTGGTTTGTGGAGATCCCGGCCCTGGGAGTGCAGAGCCAGGGGTTCACTCCCGAGGATGCGATGGTCATGGTGTGCGATGCCGTGATGAACCTGGTGAACGAGGACGGGTTCGTGGTCGAGGCGTACCGCGATCCGAGCCTGGGTGAAAGGAACTTCCGGATCAAGGCGAACAATCCGGACCTCTTGGCGTTGTTCCATACGTTCAGGGAGTCGATCGGCAATCCGGATGTGCCGGTGCGGCGCTGGGAAGATGTGAAGGCTGAGTTTTTTGAGCGAACTTGAGTTCGCGGGAGGTTGAGAGATGGCGGCTGCAATTGATAGAGTTGTCGAAATGGTCGAGAGTGCTCGTGAGCTGAGGACGAGTGATCTGATTGATCTGATCACGGGAGTTGGGTCCATCCTGAAAGGGAGGGAAGGGGCCATACTTTCTGAGTCGTACGTGTCAGTTGAGGTCCCAGATGAGCACTCGGGTGTGGTTGGGATGTATATTCAAAGGAGGCCCGGGCCAATAAAGACGGTGAAGATCAATCTCATGTTCAACAGGAAGCACATAGGGGAAGGTGGAGATTGATGCCGAAGTATAGAAAGAAGCCGGTGGTGATTGAGGCGTTTCAGTTCACCGAGGATGCGTCGCATGATCGGGACAATTGGCCGGAGTGGCTCAAGATGGCGTGGTTTGATTATGGGTATGGTGCTCCTGGCGGTCTGTGGTTAATGGGTTCGACGTGGTACTGTGGAACACTGGAGGGGCAAAACAAGATAACGCTTGGTGATTTCATCATCCAGGGGGTGGATGGCGAGATCTATCCGTGCAAGCCGGATATCTTCCACCGGACATATGAGGCTGTTGGTGGGTGACGGTGTTGTTTCTGTCGTTGACTTCAAGAACAAGCAGGCGATTGATCTGAAGGACAAGCCGGTCGGCGGATGCAACCACATGCGGCTGAGCGTTGATCCTGTGCTCCGGGTGGTTGAGTGCTCTCTGTGTGGGGCAAAGCTGGATCCTGTTCAGGTGCTTGTTGAGTTCGCGAAGCGAGAGAGGCGCATGAGTTATACGCGCCAAGCCTACGAGGATGCTCGGAAGAAGACCCAGGATCTGTCTGCGGAAGAGAGGCGCATCAAGGCTAGGATCCGTCGCGCGGAAAAGAAGCTGAAGGGGATCGAAGGTTGAGTGAAATCCAGTACAAAATAGAACATCAGATGCAACCGGATCAGAAGTCCTGCGTGTCCACATGCGTGGCTATGCTGTTGGGGGTCCCGGCCACGGGTCAGCAGCTTGTCAGATTCCAGGGCGACTACTTCGATGATAGAGAGACGGCGTCCTCGTTTCTGCGCAGGAAGGGCATGAAGAACCGGGCGCTCTTGACCGAGGATCGCACGATGAACTTCGGGCGCGTCTACATCCTGTCGGTCCCATCGCTGAACAACGTTGGTGGAATGCATGCGATCGTCGTTGACATGCGGGACGTGATGGAGATCTATGACCCGCAGAAAGGGACCGGGAAGAAGTACTACGGGACGGACGGCGACGGGCAGGAGTTGGTTTCGTACAACCTGGATGTGGTCGTGGATTGCTACGATCACTACCGGGATAAGATGGATCGTGAAAAAAGGAGAATGCAGGATGAGTAGTGGAGTTGAGAGCAGAAGTGTTGCGACGTTGCATGGTGTTCTTCGTGTTGAGAGGGATGAACCTTTGCCGAGGGTGATGTTTGTGGTTGCGAAAGATGGAGATGGAGAAGTTGATGCACGCAATTTTGTTTTGTTGTCGGCGCTTTCTCCTGAGCTGCAGAAGGCTGTGAGAGATGAGTTCCGGGAGAAGTCGGTTACGTCAAGGGATATGATTGATCAGCTTCATCCGGAAACGCAGGAAGAACTCAAGATGGGAAGGATCTAGATGGAAGGCTGTCAGAGATGCATCATGTTTGATGGTGGTGTTTCGGGTGCTCGTTTTAGCGAGGACAGGATCTACAGATACAAGCTCTGGAGGATGTGGGATCCGGCGAAGGACTCTGTGGTGTTCGTTGGTCTCAACCCTTCCACGGCTGATGAGAATGTCGATGATCCAACGGTGAGACGGTGCATTGGATATGCGAAGGATTGGGGGTACGGGTCGATTTTCATGCTCAACATCTTTGCTTTTAGGGCGACAGATCCACGGGAGATGAAGTTGTCAGAGGATCCTGTTGGGGCAATGAATGATTCGTTCTTGGTAGAGGCGTCCAAGGGTTCTGGGTTGGTAGTTGGGTGCTGGGGGGCGCATGGTGGTCATCTCGGGCGCGGGAGAGCTGTTCTTGAAATGATGAGAGAAAACGGGATTCGAGTTCATTGCCTCGGGTTGACAAAGGCAGGTCATCCGAAGCATCCGCTGTACCTGAGAAAAGACTTGGTTCCTGTTCTGATGAATGGAGAAGGTTGATGACTGGAAGGAACATTGTTGTTTGGTCGGGAGGGGCGGACTCGACGCTCGTGTTGAACGACTACGCAGGCGTTTCATCTGAGGATTACCCGGTGGTGGCTCTTTCGGTTGCGGGGCACCGTTTTCTGGGTTCTGAGTTCCTGAAGGCCCAGGGGAAGGCGCAGGCGGAGTACCTGAAGCTGGCGAAGAAGCGCGGGTACCATATCAGGCACGAAAAGATCCTGTTCTCCGGGAACTACGATTGGGGGGTGAAGAAGAACTGCCGTGATGATGGGGCTCCTTCAGCGCAGTCGGTGATGTGGCTCTCTGCCGTGATGAACGTTGTGGGCGAAGGAGACAAGGTCCATTTCGGCTACATCAAGGGGGACTGCTTCTGGCACTACCGGGAGCAGTTCGAGGCCGCGTTTGGCGCCCTGTGCGCCCTGAAGGGGGTCAAGGCGAAGTTGAACTATCGCCTGGAGTGGGAAAGGAAGGGGGACGTCTTGAGGAGGCTGAAGGGGGCAAAGATTCCGCAGAGGTGTTGGTTCTCGTGCGAGTATACGAAGAATGGAAAGCCGTGTGGGTCGTGTGCGAAGTGCGATGAGATCAAGATGGCGAAGTTGGACTGGCGGTTCAAAAGCAGCAAGAGGCCGGAGTGACAATGATCAGGGTCGAGACGGGTTGCTACCATGTTACTGTCGAGAATGGGGTTGCGTCGATGCCACCGCGCCCGTATCCAGAGGCTGTGGTTCCGAAAGGTGAGGTTGTGATCGAATGCGATGGTGTATATGACTGCTTTGTGTTCTCTGGTGGGGATGTTGATCCCAGGAAAAGGGCTGTTGAGCTGGTCGAGGAGAGGTTTTGAAGATGGGTGATGTGAAGAAGTCAAACATTGGGACGTCGTTTGATTCCTTCCTGGAGGAAGAAGGGATCATGGATGATGTAGATCGGGATGCGCAGAGGCGAATCAAGAAGATGAAGGGACTGCGATTTAGGATAGTAAAATGTGGTCCTGGTGCGTATTTTGTGCAGCGCAGAAGGTGGTTTGGATGGGAAACGCAGTGCGGATATCATCGTGGTGCGCCGGGCGACTTTGCATATCGGTATTGTGAGGCAGCGAATCCGTATGCATTGATCGATCACACGATCCCAGATCTGATAAGTGAGTTTGAGAAGCCGACCTTGCCGAAGGCGAGGGTTAGAGAGATGAGAAGAATGAGGGCGTATCGCCTGAGGGGCATTACAGGTGTTGTCGATCTTGAAAGGGCAACGAGGAAGCTCCTTGATCATCAGGCCACGAATCCTCCGCATACAGAGTTCGTCCCGCCTGGAGATATTCCTATGGAGTGGGAAGTGTCAATGTAACGCGTGTCGGGGTAGCAAGATGGTGGATCCTGGGATTCAGGAGAGAGTAATGGCTGATAGTTTTTGGAAGATCATGGCGAAGAAGCGTCGTGAGCAACGGCAGGCTCCTGCGGAGTCAGAGGTTCCGCGCCACAAGAGGCGCAAGCCGAAGAGGAAGCGGTACACGGTCGAGATGAAGCGTAGGCCGGAGCAGAAGTGCTGGTTCTCTTGGCACAAGGAGTGGAGCTGCCACGGGAAGTACGAGACTTTGAAGAGCGCGAAGCAGGCGATGAGGAGTCTGAAGAAGGATCGGCTGTGGGGGGAATACCTGCACCGGATCGTGGATGATGGGACCGGCCAGGTCCTGGTGACGAATGAAGAGGAGATGCCAGATGAGTAGTGAAGAGAAGCCAAAGATTCAGCGACCGAGTGTCAGGCCAAAGGGGCAGGGAATGCGGGGTGAAAATGCGTCATTTGCGATGAATAAAAAGGTGATTCCCATTGCCACGTACAGCACCATTGAGAGGGAAGGCGCGTTTCTGGAGGTCTCGCACGGATCTGAACGGGTGCTGGGGCTGAATGTGGTTTTTGCGGACGTGGATCAGATGTGTGCGAGTGGGGGTTGTGAGTGGTGCGATCGCCTCCGTTCCAGGATTCGATCTCGTGTCGATCCGTCGATGATGAGAGTGGGCAACTGACGCGGGACTGGCAGAGAACAGCAAGGGCATGCAAGTGCTCCGGCAAAGGAGAATGAAAATGGTGACAGTTGAGATGATGAAAGAGGCCCTGGAGGGTCATGTCGATGAGCTTCGGAAGAGCCTGAGCCGGAACAGGAAGCTCCTGAAGTCAGTGGGGAGGTGGCGAGCGACAGTCGATGCTCATCTGGATGCTGCCCGGGTATGCTTTGATGGGTTGGCCACAGGTGATCCCGTGGAGGAGATCGAGTACGAGCCGGAGACTGGGAAGCCATACGTGTGCATCGTCCTTCCTGTGAAAGAGGACCTGGAGGCGGTCCTGGCGGCGAACCAGGAGTACTACAAGAGGATCAGCCGTCACAACTTCTCCGACATGGTTGTGCTCAGCGTGGTTCCCGGGAAGGATGGAGAGGATGGTTGATGTGAACGCTGAAAAGGAAGAGTTGTTCTTCGAGGCGGAGACGAGGAAGCATCAGCAGGAGGTCTCAAAGAACATGGTCTCTTTTGCGATGGAGATCCTCCGGAGGGCCACGGTGCATGATGCTTCGAAGTTGGTGTCGCCGGAGCGCGAGATCTTCATCCGGATGACTCCGAGGTTGCGCGAGCTGACCTATGGCTCGGACGAGTACAAGGCTGCGCTGGAGGAGCTGGGGGAGGCGCTGACGCACCACTACAGCAAGAACTCTCATCACCCTGAGCACTTTGGCACCGATCCGAGTAGCAGCGTCGATGGGATGAGCCTGTTCGATGTGGTGGAGATGCTCTGCGACTGGATGGCGGCTACAAAGCGGCACGCTGACGGGAGCATTCAAGAGAGCCTGGAGATTAACCAGGATCGGTTCAAGATCCCCTCTCAACTCGTGGGCATCATGCGCAACACTGTGCCGGAGATCGGGATGGACGAGGGGTACGAAGACCCAATTCAAAAGGCGAACTCAAGTTCGCAGGAGGGATGAAAATGCCTTTTGACTACAAGGATGGTGTGTTCAATATTCCGGAGAACGAGTTCAACGAGTTCGAGGAGAGGGATATCTATGTGCCATGGAGTGTGGACCTTCGTGTTGGAGGTGTGGTGAACCTTTCTGCTGTTGGGTACGATGGGTACTATGCCGTAAACAAAATTGAGGAATTGGGTGAGGACAGATCGCACTGCAAAGTCACTGTTCAAAAGGTCGCCAATGTGAAGGATGTGGATGAGGCGAGGAAGGGATTTGACGGGATCCCTGTGTCTTTCAGTGATGAGATGATCGAGCGATTTAGTACTCCTGCAATGGAAATGGCGGAGCAGCTCGTGCCTCCACCGGAGAAGGATCTGAGGATCCACAGAGACGGGACAGTGATGGAGGGGATGCGGTCGGCCAAGACGCATGAGGCGGCCAAACGTGCAGTGACGAAGTTTCTGCGCGAGCAATCCTGCCTTGGAATGTTCATGGACCCGCCCAAGCCTGTGTATGCTCCGTATATTCCGCTGCAGATATCGGAGAGTCCTTTTGCGTCTCCGGATGGCTGGAATGGAGATCTGCTCTTGTCCAGTCGTCAGCAGCGCGAAGAGGGGCCGAGGATCAAGAAGGAGAAGCTTCACGAGTACTTCAACCAGATTGTGATCGAGTTCGACGGAGAGAGGATCGAGTCTCCTGCTCCGCCAGGCGGATTCGAGTGCTATGCGGCTCAGTCATTTGGGCCTTACCCTATTCGTGTCTTGGACTATTGTGCAGACAGCGCCATATCAGAATCGATCGTCGATCTGAGGAGGTTTGTCGGGATAGATGACTCTGGCGCTTGCTGGGCACACGACTGGCTTTGTGATGCGAGGGTGAAGAATGGTTTGTACCTTGTCCAGAAAAGGCAATTTGAGCGCGTCACGGAGAGGTGAGGATGGCCAAGAAGAAGATCACGGCCCAGGATGCCGTCGATGTCCTAAACCGCGCCCTGGAGGCCGACAGGGGCGCTGTGATGGCGCTTCGTGACGCCAAGGTCCCATGCAATGATGCCCTGGCGCTCGATCCAACGATTCAGGTCTCGTCGACAAACGATCCTGCGATTGTCCACGATGCGTACCAGGGCGGTGAGCTGATCACGGTTGGGGGCGGCAAGCGATACCAGGTCGGGTTCCTGGGGATGCTGAATGGCATCTTTGGGATCTTGCCGTCTGGGCAAGGTAGGATTGCGGCGGTGTACGAACTCGTGTGTGCGAATTGCACCCTGGATGAGAAGGACGTGAAGGGGCTTGTTGCCGGGAGCAAGTGTCCGTCCTGCGGGATGCCGCTGAGGATTGGGAGATTGATGAAATTCGTAGAGGTCAAGAGGTAGGACGAACTTGAGTTCGCTCCAGGAGGGGAAGATGGCTGAGAAGAAGGTCGCCGCGACACAGCAGATGGAGATCAGCCTCAAGGACATGCAGTCGATGACGATCGATGTTCAGCACGTCGGGACCGGGGTGATTCTTGGGGTGATTGATCCGAGCGGGGGTGCCATTGCTGAGGGCGCTGTGATCCCGACGCTGATGTACGCGTTGGCCTTCGCTGCGAAGGAGCGGGGCTTTCACATGTCTCGATTCGGGGATGCGATGAAGGAGTTCCTGGAGAAGGTTGACGATAGCCTGGACCGAGAGAAGGCTAACAGAGTGTTGAACTGATGATCGACGGGCTTCTCGACATTCTCAAGGACATCCGCATCCCCCCCGCGCCGAGTGAGAACTTCGTGGTGGAGGAGATCTCCAAGAGGCTCACAGGTGCGGGCATCTCATTCGAGCGTGAGGTTTGGGTCGCGAAGCGTTCCAGGGTGGATTTCATGCTCGAAGATGGGGTGGTGATCGAGGTCAAGCGCGGGAAGCCAAACTCGAAGACGGTGGCTGCGCAGCTGAAGAAGTACGCGGCGAGCGTGAATGTTTCGGAGATTATCCTAGTGTCGGAGCGTGGACTTGTCTGGCATATCGAGGAGTCGAATGGTAAGCGTGTCCACTACGTTTCTCTCGCGCGAAATTGGGGGCTGACTATATGATGATTCCTGACTACCTCAAAGAGCCGACGCTGGGTGGCCACATCTTCGGAAAGCTTGAGTATGACGACGAGGATGATGTCTTCGTGCTGACCGGAGAGCCTCTTGTGCTGCAGTACGCTAAGAGGATCTTTCCGGGCGCGCGTGTGACGCGAGGTGGCGGTGGGAAGATGATGTTCCATCGGACGCGGCGCGAGGTGGCAGACCTGAACTGGCTTCTGATGCGGTTCCCGCTGAACATCGACCAGTGCAAGCCGATCCTGGATCGCGCACGGGATGATGCGGTGTTCCAGATCAAAAGCCGGATGTCTGGGATGGACAAGGCGAGGACGAAGCCCCCGGAGAGCTTCCTTGGGAAGTTGTACCCGTACCAGGAGGTTGGGACCACGTTCCTGAAGACCAACCAGCGGTGTGTGCTCGGTGATGGGATGGGGCTTGGAAAGACGTGGACTGCCCTGGCGGCTGCGGCTGCTGCGGGGGACTATCCGGTGTTGGTGGTTTGCCAGACGCATGTGCAGAATCAGTGGCAGCGCATGATCGGAACGCTGTTCGATCTGGCCGGTGCGACAGTCACCGAGGGGATGAACCCATTCAGGGTGGCGAAGGAGCGCGGGAAGAAGATGGCACCGATTCTGAAGTCGCAGACGCCGTACAAGATCCCGGACACACCGTTCGCGATCATCCACTATGGGTTGATTGCGTATTGGGAGCGGGCGCTGAGGAAGCGTGGGTTCAAGACGGTGATCTTCGATGAGGTTCAGGAGCTTCGCCACACGGGCACTGCGAAGTACTCTGCTGCATCGAACCTATCGACGGTTGCCGAGGACGTGTGGGGGCTCTCGGGGACCCCGGTGTACGGGTATGGTGCGGAGATTTGGTCAGTGATGAACGCGATCGACTTCCACTGTCTGGGGTCGCACGAGGCTTTCACGCGCGAGTGGTGCACTGGGTACGGGGAGAAGATTGTCTCGGATCCACAGGCCCTGAATGGCCATCTGTCGCGCGAGGGGTTGCTTCTTCGAAGGCGTGCCGACGATCCGGATGTTGCGATTGATCTGCCGCAGGTGGTGCGGAAGGTCGAGGACCTGAACCACGACGAGATCCTGTACGACAAGCTCATTGGATCGGCGCGGGAATGCGCGAAACGGTATGATGGAGCGGGTTTTACGACCAAGGGACGCTTGGCTCGGATGATGGACACGCAGGGGCGGAAGGCGACTGGCGTTTCGAAGGCGGCCTACGTTGCGGAGTTCGTGGAGAGCCTGATTGAGGCCGGGGAGAGGCCGCTTGTGTACGCGTGGCATCACCAGGTGCATGACATCTACAAGGAGCGGCTGGGGAAGTACAATCCAGCCGTCTTCACAGGAAAAGAGACGCCGAAGCAGAAGGAGTACTTCCTGGAGAAATACTCTGAGGGCGAGATGCCGATGGCCCTCCTGAGCCTTCGGTCTGCTGCTGGTTTGGATGGGCTCCAGCATCACGCATCGATGTGCGTGTTCGGGGAGTTGGACTGGTCACCTGCTATACATTGCTTTGATGAAAAGACGGAGGTTTTGACACGGGATGGGTTCAAGGGGGTGGACGATGTTTCGGTTGGAGATGTCGTTGCTGGATTTGATGTAGGGAGCGGAGAGATAAGATGGGTTCCGGCTCTTGGGAAAGTGGACCGGATGCTTGATGATGATGAGAAGTTGTACAGGACGAAGACCGTCACTCTTGATCTTTGTGTTACCGGAGATCACAGGATGGTTTATCGTAGCAACCGGAGGACGAATAAGGGGACCGTTAGGTCTGAATGGAGAGTTGATACGGCTGAGAACTTGTCAGGTGTGAAGAGGAGATACGTTCCTGTCTGTGGAGTGCAAGATGCCACAGGGGTGAGCTTGTCAGATGACGAGTTGAGACTGATCGGTCTCTTTGTGAGCGATGGGAGCTTTAACGGTAGGCAGGTTACTATTTACCAGTCAGAGGATCAGCCCTGGAACAAGGACATCGTCGAGATCTTGAACGGTGCAGGGGTTCAGTGGTGGGTCAACCGCGTTCGTGGAATGCTTTGGTATGGGATCCCGACCGGGGCAAGAAAGAGCAGATTGGACCACGATAAGCCACTGAAGGGGTGGCGTGACTTGGCTCCTTATCTGGACAAAGACATGAGTCCTCTCCTTGATGATTGCACGAGGGATCAGCTTGAGTGTTTCATTCATGGACTTTGGCTTGGTGACGGGGCGAAGAAAAAGTGGAACTCTTCTGTCAGGAGGATAACGAATACGAATATTGTTATGCTTGAGAGGCTTCAGTCGCTTTGTGTCCGTAGGGGGTTCTGCGCGAATATATCGACTAGGAAATCGAGAACATCTGCTGGGAATGTTGTGTACGATATCTACATCAGTGACAGGCAGGATGCGTATCTGCAGGACAACCCAAAGAGGCTGAATTCGTTTAAGGAGGATTTGGATTGCGAGGGTGAGAGGGTATGGTGTTTGAACAATGAGCTTGGCACGCTCGTGGTGAGGAGAAATGGGAAGGTTTGCATCACTGGGAATTCCCAGTGCGAGACGCGGATTGCACGAATTGGTGTCGACAAGACGCTGGAGGATGTGCCGAGCTACTACTGTGTTTCGAGCGTTGGTCACGACGAGATCATGATGGATGTCCTTGGCGTGAAGACAGGCCAGTTTGTCGGTATCATGGGGGATGAGCCCGAGTCGTACGAAGAGCAACGAGAGGCAGAGAAGCGTGCCACGCTTCGGATAAAAAGACTCGCCAACAAGCTGAAGAGCGAAAGCAGGGAATTGCCAAGCCCACCGAAAGAGGATAGGATAGTAGAGCAACCGTTGGCCAAGGGTCGCCCGAAGGGTGCTCGCGGCAAGTTGATCTGTGCTTTTGGTGGGAAGTTGGGTGATGGCTGATCTGGCGTCAAAGAAGAAATCTCAGATAAAATTCAAGCGTGTCAAGGCACTCCGGTGCTACGATCAGGTCGTTGATCTCCTATACGCGGGATACCCCCTCTCTACGGTGGCGAATTTCATCCAAAAGAGGATGAAAGAGAGCACTGACATCACGCACCAGTCGATGATTGTGCTGCTGAGTCGCTTCCGGAGCGAGATGAACACGGGGGAGATGATCAAGGGGACGCTTCCTCGGGTGTTCTCGAAGGCGGAGCAGAAGTTTTCCAACAAGATGCAGGAGTTGGAGCGTCTGGAGGATCAGTATCAGATGATGCAGTTCCGGCTGGATGTCGCGCACGGGGAGGAGCGTCTGAGCGGGGAGATCAACCCCAATGTGGACAAGGTTGCGAAGTCCATCCTCGGAATCATCGACAAGATGCACGCCATCAAGATGGATCTGGGGCTGATCGGCTCCCGGGACCTTGGGACGATTACGGTTTCGGCGGAGAATGTTGAGCGCATCAAGGAGAAGTATGGGTCTGGGGCCGCGCGGGCCTTCGAGGATCCGGTTTCTCGTGGACGCGTCCTGGCTGCTCTCAACGCGATGCGGAAGGCTGGGCGGCTGCGTGACAAGGATGGGAACCCGCTGGACATTGAGAACAAGATGAATCTCTCGGACGAGGAGAGGGGGAACATCATCGACGCTGAGTTCGAAGAGACTGTCGGTTCTGGCGCCGAAGATGAAGATCTGTACGACGGGTCGGATGACGGGGAAGACGGGGAACCTGGGGGCGATTTCATGCCACAAGGGGAAGATTTCTCTGAGCCGATGGAGGACATGACTGATGAGACGGTCGTGGCCCTCGATCCTGCGATGGATGATGAAGAGGAGCCAGAGGAGGAGCCAGAGGAGCCCCCCAAGAAAACGAAGCCGAAGCCGAAGTCGGAACCGAAGGTTCGACACCCGGATTCGGACAAGACGGAGATGGAGCCGGTCCGTAGGCCGACGAGGCCCAACATGCCACCAGGGCCAGCGAAGCCCAGTGTTCGTGGGAACATCAAACAGAGAACGACATCTACTCAGAGACGCAAAAAGGACGAGTAGATGATCATCGTAACCAAGCAAGGACGGAAGAAGTCCGTCCTGACACCAGATGAAATAGAAGAGCGGGCAGGGGACATCGTCTCGAATTTGACTCCGCAAGAGCAGGAGCTTTTCTTCGGGCTCTTGGATGACGATGTGGAGGAGCAGGCCAAGGTCGAGGAGACGATGATTCAGCACCGGTATCACACGAGGCCGGTGTCGATGGAGCAATTTATCGAGGATCCGTACTACCTTGGTGAGTCGTGCACGACGATTTACCCGCAGCTGAAAGAGGACCTGATCAACCTGTTTGAGCATCCCTACCGGGAGGTGGTTCTCACAGGTGGTATCGGAGTCGGAAAGACGTATAGCCTTTCGATTGCCCTGTGTCGGGTGATCTATGAGCTGTCCTGTCTGGTGAACCCGCAGAAGACGTTTGGCCTGTCCTCTGGTACCGAGATGGTGATCCCACTGATCTCGAAGAACCTGATCCTGGCCCGGGAGGTCATGAAGACGGCTGTCGATGACAAGCTCAAAGAGAGCCCGTACTTCATGGAGAAGTTCACGCCGAAGATCTCAAAGGATGCGACGGTGTTTCCGAATAACATCCGTGTGGTCATCGGTTCGTACGGCTCGGAGCGTATCCTGGGATCGAACGTTTTTGCATGCGGGCTGGACGAGACGAACTTCCCGCCGACCCGCCGGTCCCAGCAGATCACCACGGCGATCGGGCAGCGGAAGACGGCGGCTCACTTCGATCCAGTCGAGAAGGTCTACAGGAACCTTTTGCGTCGTATCAAATCCAGGTTCCAGAAGGCCGGTGGGGACTTCCCGGGGATGGTCATCCTGGCTTCTTCGGCAGCGACCCTGGAGAGCTTCACCGAGCGGAAGATGCGTGAGAGCGCGAATGATCCACAGGTCTTCGTGCGGGACCATACGGCTTGGACGGCGAAGCCAGAGACAGAGTTCTGCGGCGAGAAGTTCTGGGTCATCTGCTCTACATCCTCCTTGAGAGCGCGGATTCTCGAAGAGGAAGAGTACGACGACATCACGGATGAGTACCTGGAGGAGAACGACGCTTGGCTGATCGACATCCCGATCGAATACCTCACGGACTTCGAGACGGATATCGAGAATGCTTTGAGGGATATTGCTGGTATTTCAACACAGGCAATCTCGTCGTTCATCCAGCGGCCCGAGGCTGTTGATGCGTGTGCGGTTGAAGAGCTTCCTCATGCGTTCTCGATGGGGGAATGGACCGCTGGTGGGCCGGGATCGTTCCTGTGGCGCCAGATGTGCAAAGAGTTTGAAAGGACGATTCCTGGCGGGTACAAGGAGACGGCGTGGGCACCGAAGATCAACCCCAAGAAGATGCGGTGGTGTCATATTGATACGTCGTTGTCCGGGGACGCGACTGGATTCTGTGTTGGGCACATCGACAAGTGGGTGGAGGTCGTGCGCCGTTCCGAGAAGGGGGAGCACTTCGCCGAGCTTGCACCGTTCTACATCATCGACGTCTTATTGAGGATCAATCCGCCTCCAGGGGAGCAGATTTACATGCCGGACCTTCGGAGGTTGGTGTACGAGTTGCAGGCGCACGGGTACACATTTGCGGGGCTTTCCACGGATACCTACCAGTACGTCGAGATGCATCAGCAGATACGAAGGCGGGGAATCACACCTCACATCGTTTCGATGGATGTGAAGACCGATCCGTACGATGAGCTGAAGAGGGCCATTTACGAGGATCGGATCCGGTACCACAAGTACGATCCGTTTATTGAGGAGCTGAAGTTCCTGGAGTACGACAGGCTGAAGGGGAAGATCGACCACCCTCAGGCGGGGTCGAAGGACGTCTCTGATGCGGCGGCAGGTGTGGTATATTCTTTGTTGGAACATTCGACACGCTTGCCAATTGGTCTCGGGTCTGATACCTCTAAAAAGAGCATGCATGCGAATTCTTGGGTGAGTACCCTGGTTCCGGCATCTCAGGTCGACCTGGAAGAAGTGAGAGAAGCTGCTGATGATGCAAGAGACGACTCCGAGTTTGTCCCCATCCTGTTTGGAGATTAAGCATGGCGTGGCTTGACTGGATAGGTACCTTCTTTTCGAAGGAAAAGGAGCAACAGGTCGCAAAAGAGGCTCGCGGAGTATCGGTCGGGACCCCCGGACAGGCGGGGCAGGTCGGTAGCGGAAACCTGGAGTCCGAGCCGGGCTACGGGAATCTTTGCGATTCGCTTGGTGTCGATCAGGACCTGATGCGTCGGTATGCCGACTACGAGAACATGGACGACTATCCCGAGACGTCCATGGTTCTTGATCGCTATGCGGACGATTCGACGATTCCGGACTCCATTCACAACAAGACGATCTGGTCCATCTCCAGAGACAAGGTTTTCAGAGATCTGATCGATGACTGCATGCACAGGCGCGTGCAGATCGAGGAGGACATCTGGGTCGCGGTTCGGACGCTCTGCAAGTATGGAAACCTCTTCGGTGAGGTCCTTGTGAACGAGACCGGTGTGGTCGGTATCAACTGGCTGCCGGTTGCCACGATGCGGAGAATTGTTGACGAGAAAGGTGCCCTGATTGGGTTCGTCCAGGACATGACGGGGACTTTCAACTTCGATTACAAGGAATCGATCGATGCGTTGAAGGCCCACCAGCTCCCGGAGGTTCACGACACCGACAACCACAAGAAGGTGACGTTTTTCAGGCCCTGGGAGGTTGTCCATTGGAGGCTGCGCAGCAAGATGATGCGCGCTCAGTACGGGTACAGCGTGCTGGATTCGTCCCGGTGGGTTTGGAAGCGTCTGATTCTGATGGAGGACACGGCGCTCGTACAGAAGCTCACTCGATCACCTGGAAGGTATGCCTTCTATGTGGACACGGGGGATCTGCCGCCCAAGGAGGCGATGGCTCTCGTCAAGAAGGTGAAGCGGGGTTACAAGAAGAAGAAGTTGGTGGACCCGAGCACGGGTCAGCTGGATTTCAGATACAACCCGCTCTCTCCGCATGAGGATTTCTGGGTTCCAACCCGTGGGCAGAAGGACTCGACGAGGATCGAGGTAGTTTCTGGCCCAGATGTTCAGATGATGGACGACGTCGAGTACTTCCGCGAGAAGCTAAGGAAGGCTTCTGGGGTTCCGGACGAGACGGAAGACGCATCCAAGCCGTTCAGCGAGGGGAATGCACGGTTTGCGCGCGCGTGTATGCGTGTGCAGCGTGAGTTCATGACCGGGATGAGAAAGGTCATTAAGGTCCACCTGGCGGCACTGAACATCGATGCCGATTCGGTGAAGTGGCATCTGAAGATGACCATCCCGTCTCCGGTGTTCGAGATGCAGCAGATCGAAATCATGAATGCGCGGGCGGCCCTTGCTGACTCGATGACTGAGTGGACGACCAAGACTTGGATTCTGCAGCACGTCTTCAAGTTCCCAGAGGACGACGCAACAGCGATGTCGCGGGACAAGACCGATGAGGTTGACGAGGTCATGAAGCGTGAGGCTGCGACCCAGGCGGATATCATCAGGCTGTACCCACAGTTGCAGGATATGCCGGTGCCGGAGGGGTCCGAGCCGGTGAAGGAAAGTATCAAGAGTGAGATTGCTGGGCTGAAGAAGATCTATGAAGAGACTAGTCAAAGCTCTTCAGAGGTGATAAAAAGATTCGAGAGGCTGGATTCGAGATTGGGTCGCGTTGAAAAGACCATCAAGACTTCGGCTATCTCGGGATAGGGGTGAGAGATGTACATCCAAGGTTCTGCGATCGACAAGAAATTCAAAGGGAGTCTGGAGCACCAGGCCCAGCTCATCGGCGAGGCGATTGCTGAGCATTTCGGTGATTCTCCCGTGAGTGTGCTCGCTACTCAGGCGAAGCATGCGTTTGTTGTGGATGGGTCCGGATCCATTCTGAAGGTCTCCTACAAGGTCGAGGGCAAAGAGGTGAAGGTCACCCGAGCCAAGAAGACCGACGAGATTCCCGTGATCGAGGACAAGGATGTCCCACGGTTTGTCTCCGATCAGCTGCGCTCTTTGGCGGAGGCTGTGATGAGTGGAAAGCCGATGGAACGAACTCAAGTTCGTGAACTCGCGCAGCTCATCGACAAAGACGAGGCGTATTGGGTCTCTGATGTGATCGAGGGGATCGACGAGGCTGTCGAGAACGGCACCTGGTTCGGGATGTACGAAGCGAACCAAGAGCAGATTCGGACGACCATGTACGGTCGAATCCGTGAGATTGAGTCTCCATTCACTTCCACAAAGTTTTCGAAGATCGCACCGTCGAAGCTCTCGAAGTTCGAGGGTGAACTCCGTGAAGCGGTGAGCGTTTTGTCCGGTTTGGTCAACAAGGTAGTTGACGAATGCTCAGGGATGGTGTTTGATCAGGATCAGGATGATTTTTTCAGTGCTATCTGTGAATCGTTGAAAGTTGAAGCGCAGGCCATTGGTGGCTTGCTCGGCAAGGCCGAAAAGTTGATGCGATCTGACGATGTCGGTCGCGTTGCAGAAGCACATGACAGGCTTGCTGAGCGAGCGAAGACAATGGCCGTCGTGACCGAGTACATGAAGACTAGGTCACAACCAACAGGAGACGAGGAGTAGAAAAATGGCACAGAAGAAGGTCACGACAACCCTCAATGAGGACATGCAGGTTCTCGGCATCCCGGGTGTCAACATGGCAGAGCAGGCGCGTCTTGGTGGCATCCCTCTGAGCGAAGACAAGGACGAGGGACCGGCCGATGACGAGCTTCAGGAGATGATGAAGGAAGGGTACAAGGAGGGCATGACGTGCCCGAAGTGCAAAAAGGGCAAGATGTCCAAGCACAGGTGCCCGGACTGCGGATTCGAGGTCAAGCCAGAGTATCGCCAGGATCCTGGGAAGCAGGTTGCTGCTTCCACGAACGAGGAGGCCGAGGGCGACGATGAGGTTCATCCCCTCGACGCACCTGAAGTGAACGAGGACCTGTTCACTGCGATCATGGACCTTCCGTTTGACGACATGAAGGCCGAGGACGTGGAGGAGGTTCTGGAGGCTCTCAAGGAGAAGGACCTTCCGGAGGATGCTTCTGACGGGCTGAAGGAGCGTGCCGAGGAGGTCGTGGACTTCCTGATCGAGGCTGTGGCGAAGAAGACCCGTCGGGCGAAGGCTGGATCGATGGCGAAGAAAGCCTCCTTCCAGTGCCCTCCCGGAACCCGGAAGGACCCAAAGGACAAGGCTGGCCGTCGGTGTATCCGCGCCGCGAAGGCCGCTGGTGGATCAGGCAAGCTCGCCAAGGAGACCCGCAAGAAGGGTCGCTGGGCGAAGTCCGGCAAGGGCAAGAAGTCTGCTCGCAAGTCGTCTCGTTGGGCTGCCCGTCGTGAGGACATCCAGTCGCCGTTCGCTGCTGAACTGCATGGACTCCTAGAGGATACGCAGGAAGAGATCCAGGAGAGCGTGCGCGACGAGATCATCGAGCGCATTGGCGACATCCTGGAGATGTTCTGCGAGGAGTTCAACGATGAGGCCGTGACGCGCGTCTTCGAAGAGGCGTACGAGCCGGTGCTTTCTTCCATGGAATCCGGGCGTCTGGACGAGGACGTCATGGACGAGGACGAGTTTGTCGCTGAAATCAAGCCACTGGTGACGCTGATCCACAAGTCGATCGAGCGCATCGGGGCCGACTCGGGAAACTGATAAGTCGTCTCGGCGAGGCGGTGTGGCGTCGTCGCACCGGTACTACGTCGGGACGACAGGAGCTGGTTGGTTTTGAGTCGCTTAAAAAAGCTGCTAGGCCCGATGGCAAGAAAACGGATAGACGAGTCTCCCCGGAGGCCAAGAGGAAACTCGACCGCAATCCGCTTGGAAGAACACGTTTCAGGCGGTGGCGAAGCAAAACCGGCAAGAGAGGGTGATGAGATGCCGAATCTGCTGATTGAATCGAATCCAGTAACCATGACACTCCATGAGAGTGCCGGTGGTAAGGTGATCGCTCGCGGCGAGTATGGTCGTGTTGGCGTTGCGACTCAGAACGGGCGCATCTACCCCGAGAAGCTGATGGAACGGGAGATCAATAGGCTGAGTGCCGATCTTTCGAGCCGTCGCGTACTCGGGGAACTGGATCATCCGACGGATGGGAAGACGAGCCTGAAGCGAGTCTCCCACGTCATCACCGGTCTCAAGATCAAAGATGGTATCATCATTGGCGAGGCCGAGATCCTCAACACACCTGAAGGGCAGACTCTCAAGGCTCTGATCGAGGCGAAGGTTCAGATCGGCGTTTCGTCCAGGGGGTTTGGATCCACTCGTCCCTCTGAGGACCCGAAGATGGAAGGTGATGTGGTCCAGGATGACTTCGTTTTGAAGACCTGGGACTTCGTTGCCGACCCGGCTGTCAAGACGGCCATTCCCGGGATTTTCACCGAGGACGTGGACGAGAACCAGCCTGACATCGCAGAGATGTTCCTGGCCGAGTTTCCTGACATCGCATCGAAGCTCCAGGAGGACGCTCTCGATCGTGCGAAGCTGAAGGTCAACAAGGGCGTCGAGGAGGCCGTAAAAGAGGCCGAGGATCGTGTCCGGGCGGAGTTGTCCGAGAAGTTCGAGAAGGGCCTTGCTGAGGCCATCGTGGACGCCAAGGAGCAGCTTAGCGAGGAGCTGCGCGAGGAGTTCGAGTCCGATCCGGAGATTGGCGGAGCGAAAGCTGCGCTGTCTGCCATCTGGGAGATGGTTGCGCCGTTCAGGGCCACGGATGATGAGGTAGCATTGGCAGACGCGGAGAAGGCACGGGAGCTGGAGGTTTCCGAGGCCAAGGACGCGGCTGTGCAGGCGGAGGATCGTGCGGTTCAGGCCGAGTGCATGGCGTACATCGAGCGTGAGATCAACGGTCATCCGATGGCGGAGTCGATCCGGGGGTTGGTCAAGAAGGCCAAGTTCGACGGGCTCGACGATGCAAAAGAGAAGCTCGCGGCAATTCTCTCCGATCTTCCGGAGAGGACGGACGAGAACTTTGTCTCCCGCGAGGAGGCTGAGTTGCGCGAAGAAAATGCCGCGATGAAAGAGAAAGTATCCCTCCTCAGTGAGAGGGTGAATTCGCTGGATAGTAAACTGCGGAGAGCTGTAGAGGTTGGTGACGAGCTGGATGCTCAGCGAGTAGATGCTGAGGCTCGGGCGCATGAGCTGGAGGAACAACTCAAGGAGACATCTTCGAAGGTTGACTCGATGAAGGGACAACTGGAAGAGGCCGACAAGATGTTGGAACTCGAAGCGTACAAGCGCGACAAGGTTGCTGGGATGCCAAATGGTAGAGAGCTGAGTAGTCTCCTGGAGGACATCACCTCCAAGGACAAAGTTGATGAGTTGGTGGCGAAGAGGGGCTATCGGGAGGTCTCCAGTCAGGAGCTGGCCGAGGCGAGGAAGACCCTTGCTCGGGGTGCCGGTGAAAGGCAGGAGGAAGAGAGGCCGCTGGCCGAAGGAACTGTGTCAACGAGACCGACATCTGACGATCTCGGGAATGACATGTCCTTCATGAAGCGGTTGGCAGGCGTCGGCGAGTAGCCGATCGTCACATCAATTTTGAGGAGAATTACTCATGAGTAATCAGGCAACCGAAGCGCGTGCTCTTCTGGAGCAGGCAGGTCCGAAAACCGTTCACGATCAGAGCTACGCTGGCGCATGCATGGCCAAGTGGGGCGAGCTTCTGGAGGGGATTCCCACCAAGGGCGACAATGGGTACACCAAGAAGGTGACCGCGCTTCTGCTCGAAAACGAGATGGAGCACATCAAGTCCTTCACTGAGGACACTCTGTCGACCAACGCTGGCGCGTTCACCAAGTACGTGTTCCCGATCCTGCGCCGGGTTTTCCCGAACCTGATCGCGAACCAGCTCGTGTCGGTTCAGCCGATGACGTCCCCGGTCTCGGGCATCTTCTACTACGAGAAGAAGTACGACGATCGGAAGGGCACGAAGATCCCGCAGGGGTCCATCAGCAACAACCCGACCGACATGAACTACGACGGCAAGCTGAATGCCGACGACAACGTCAACCAGAACTTCGCGAAGTACTACAGCAGCGAGTTCATCGATTACGATGACACCTGCACCGACACCGGAACCAGTACTGCGACCCTGAACCAGGGTTCCGCGAACTGCCGCGTGACCGAGTGGAGCCCGATCCGTGCGAACGGAACGGCTGGCCAGCGGACCTTCTACGTGAAGGCGTACTACCGCTGCAACGACGCGGACAACGCGAACACCCCGACCGAGGTCATCGCCACGATGGACGACTCGGGCAACCTGATCGACGACCTGAACCCGTCCGGGACGCAGAACGTCGGTTCCTTCGACGTCACCACAGGAAACTGGGCGATCACGCCGCTGGGATCCGGTGGTTCGGCATCGAACTTCACCAACAACACCGTGATCTACTTCCAGTACTTCGTGAACTGGGAGCTGGTCGGCTACACCGATGGCGCCGAGATCCCGAGCATCAGCCTGGACATCGCTCTGCACACCGTGCAGGCCGAGAGCCGCAAGCTGAAGGCCCGCTGGACGGTCGAGGCTGTCGATGACCTGCGCGCCCTCCACGGTCTGGATGCCGAAGCCGAGCTGGTTTCGACGTTCTCCAACGAGGTCATGCTGGAGATCGATCGCGAGATCGTGACCGAACTCATCAACGGTGCGGCCCACTCGGCCAACTACACCTACAGCTCGACCACGCCGGGCGAGGTGGAGAGCATCCGCCAGATGGTGACGCAGATCTCCGCGATTTCCGCTGAGATTCACCGCACCTCCGGTCGTGCTCCGGCCAACTTCCTGGTCGTGTCCCCGGCAGTCGGCGGACTCCTGGACCAGCTCTCGACGCACGGCGACTTCGCCAGCATCGAGCAGAACGTCCAGAGCCCGAGCTACGGTCCGCTGACCAGCAACTTCGGCATCGCGCGCATCGGTACGCTGCTCCGCAAGTGGGCGGTCTACCAGGATCCGTACATGACCGGAGACCAGGTGCTGATCGGCCTGAAGGGGAACAACTTCCTGGATGCCGGTTATGTGTACGCTCCGTACGTACCGCTGCAGGTCACCCCGACGTTCCTCGACCCGAACGACTTCACGTTCAGGAAGGGCGTCCGGACCCGCTACGCGACACGCATGCTCCGTCCGGAGTACTACGGCGTGCTCAACGTGAGCGGCCTGCCGACGGTCACCTCCAACCTGTAAAGCAGGTAGGGGGCGTCTGTTGACGCTGTGAACCCAGGGGCCGGGTCGGTGGCTAACCGGCTCGGCCCTTTTTTTTGCAAGGAGAAAACCAAAATGAAAACCGGATACATCATGACGAGGCGGTTCAATAGGCCGACGACCTTCCAGGGTACCCGTATCGTGAAGCGTCCTGGGAATGTGCCGGACGGTATCGAGAGGATCGACATCCCGTTCAAGCCGATGCAGGTCACATACGTGGACGATGACATCGACATGAGCGCTTCTGTTGAGAGTGGGTGGATTTTCAAGAGTAGGGCGCCGAAGGCTGTAGAGCCAGAGGAGATCCCGGAGAGCCTCAAGGATCTGGAAGAGGAGCCCGACAAGGAGCCAGAGGATCCAGAGGATGAGGATCCCGGAACGGAAGTGGGCGACGACACGGATGTGGAGGCTGATGCGGACACGGAGACCGACGGTGAGACCGATGCGGATGCCGAATCCGATGACGATGGCGCGGATGCCGATGACGACACCGACGTGGACGACGTGGACGACGATGATGAAGACGAAGCTGCGTACGAGTTGCTCGAAGATGGCAGCTATCAGTGTCTCATCTGCAAGGCTCAGGATGAGGAGAAGATCCTGAAGACCGAATCTGGTATGCTGGCTCATATCGAGAGCAAGCACCAGTAGAGGGGTGGTGTCATGAGGGATTTAATGGAGAGGATGCGGTATCTTTCTGGTGTCAGCCAGGACGGATCGCTCGATGATGTTGTGCTATCAGAGGTAAAGCATACGGTTGACGGTAGGACCAAGAACGTTATGACTAATCCGGAGGATGTTCTTGGGGCTGTTCTCAGGAATGCTGGGTTGAATCCGCGCAAGAATGATGTTCACGAATACGAGTCTGACGTCGACGCTCCAAATGTTGATGCAATAAGGGTTTCGTACTCGATTCTTGGCGGAAGAGGTGGGGCTGTATCTGGAAAACAGAAGTCGATCGTTATCACGTCGCTTGATCCGGGAACGAACAAGGAGAAGGAGATCTTCCGGGTTGCGTTTCCGAATGCGGTGTACAATTCATGCAGGATGCAGAAGACATGGTGGTATGACGGAGAGCCGTCGTTCAAGAATCCTGATGGAGCGAAGAAGGCGATCGACCAGGCTGTGTCTAGTGCTTCTCGGTTCCTCTCAAGGTACGTCAGCAAGGCAAAGAAGGCGAAGCCGTCTGCGGGTGTTGGTATGCTTGGCAAGGCAATGAAGGCGAATAAAAAACTCAAACTCGGAATTGACGAAGGTGCTCTCCAGAAGCTCTTCGCCGAGATTGAGAGGTAGGAGGGGCTAATGCTTGAGCACGAGAAGCGTTTGGATGATGTGGTTCCGGCTGGGAAGTTTGGCGATGGTGAGGCTGTCGAGGTGAGGACCAAGATGGGGGCCGTCGTGACTTCTGGGCAGGTGATGTCCGTCACTCCGTTCGGCCTCACTGTCCGAGAGGAAAGTGGCGACACGAAGTTCTACCCGGAGAGGTTGTACCTTTTCGCCTCGCTGGTGGAGGATCCGCCGACTGTTGTGGCGAACCAGCTGCATGACATGTCTCTCGACGCCCGTGTTCAGGAGAAGTTGAGAACTATGGGGGAGGCCGGTGATCCGACTCCTTCCGAAACTGGCGCGAAGCCGATCGATCCGAACGCGAAGCCTGACGAGTACAAGGACAAGGACGGGCGCAAGGATGTCGATATCAAGCAGAAGGGCGACGACGAGAAGGGCAAGAAAGAGCCCGAGAAGAAGCCTGAAAAGAAGCCCGAGAAGAAGGACGGAGCTGTTGCGGATCCTGAGTCATCGATCGACATGAAGAACCTGCCAGACGATGTCAAGCAGGCGATCGTGACGACCCAGGATATGGACGAGTCGCAGCTAAATGGTGTCTTGAGTGACATTTCCGACGCGGCCATGAAGGCCCTCAAGCGGACGTCTGTCGCCGAGACGGAGCTGTACGACGTTGTTCAGAAGATCAACGATGCGTCTTACGAAGTGCTGACTGGGAAAAAGCCGCCCAAGAAGGAGTAGGTCTTGAGGTTCACAGAAGCCCAGGTCAAAGAGTGGATTTGCAGGCGACTCGGAAAGGGCGTCATCAAAGTCGAGCTGACCGATGATCAGGTTGACGATGCCGTCAACGACGCAAAGGAGTGGTGGCAGATGTGGGTGGGGCAGGCGAAGAGCGTGCTCTACACCCTGACGGGGAACACCGAAGTCCCAGAGGCTCTGATTGCGAGTGACATCGACTCCGTCGTGGACGTTGTGTTCGAGATCGAGTCGGAGAGTTTTCAGAACCTGTTTGCCTGGGCGGACGTTGAGATCAACCCGTACACGTGGATCTACTCCTGTGGCGAGGCCGGTGGGTATTCCACGCTTGTCCAGTACATGCAGTATCGGGAGCTTGCGAAACAAATCACGTCATCGGAGAAAGATTGGGATTGGGATCGGGCGAAGCGATCTGTTATCATTACACCGAAGCCGGACGCCGGATCGCGTGTGCTGATCACGTACATTTCGACGACCATGGAGATGAGTTACTTGACGAATTATGAGATGAGGGTCTTTCGGAACTACGCGCTTGCGCAAGCGATGAAGACGCTCGCTGTGATTCGGATGAAGTACTCTGGGAAGCCGTCGGCGACCGGAGAGTTCTCCATGGATGGAGACGCGATGTGGGCAAATGGAGAGGCCCTGGAGGGTGACATGGAAGAGAAGATGCGCCAGCTCCAGGCTCCTGTTGGATTCTTTGCAGAGTGACGAACTCAAGTTCGTTTTGAGGAGAGGGTAAAATGGATTTCAATGAGCTGAAGGAAATGGCCAAGATCTCTGATCGGATCGCGGATGAGGACGAGCGCAGGCTCTTGGAGCACAGTCATGTGGATGACTCTCGTCTGGTGCAGACCGTCAAGAACCTGGAGGAGGCCGGGATCGGGTCGACCATTTTGACTCCTCTTGTCCGGATGATGGACCGCAAGGACATCTTCCCTGTTCAGGGCAAGGAGTCTGACGGCGAGATCATGTTCCGGTTCGAGGATCTGATGGACGCCCAGAACCTCTACGACTTCATGGTCAATCTGGGGCTCGTGGAGCCGGGCGAGATCAAACTGCACGTCTCTGAGCACCAGGTTTCGGTCCATTTCCAGTCTGGTGTCCTGATGTCGAAGCCAGAGGCGATCCAGGTTGCCTTGATGGCCTATGAGGAGAGCCGGTACGGGGACGAGGAAAACGATGAAGCGTTTGAGTCCCTGGTGCAGGATGTCGAGGAAGTCCTGATGGAAAGGACCAAGGTTTCCGGTGCTCCGAAGAAGCGTGCGAAAGGGAACCCGTTCCATGACAAGGACGGGCGCCTGGCGGGCGCGGATGCGATATCCGGGTCCAAGGGTGGGTCCTTCTCGATGGGCAAGACGAAGCTCAAGTTCACTGGGGACAAGAAGGCCAAGAGCGGAGACAAGGTGGTCAACTTCGCCTCGACGAAACGACCGTGCGGGCGCAACGCGCGTACGAAGGGCAAGAACATCCGCTGCTGGGACGGGTCTGCGATGGAGGCTGTATCCACGATTCTCGTGAAGAAGAACGGGATGCAGCAGATCGAGGATGCGGAGCTGGAGATGATGATCCGGGTGCTTGACGGCATCGAAGAGGATCGCAAGCTCATCGCTGCGAAACAATGATTCATGGCTCGCGTCTACTTCAACGAGGAGGCTGAGTACCTTCGGTCTCTCGAAGAGGAGCGGATAGAGCTTGTCGGCCCCGATTGCGAATACTACACGCTGAATCGCGGGAAGAACGTAGACGCGCTCTACGGCGAGCCGACGAATGATCCGCTCTATGGGGGGTCCTCTCCGCGTGGGAGCGATTCTGACTCCAACGAGTCCTGGAACTTCTGTCCTGACATTTTGGTTGGGGAAGAGCCGATCACGTTTCCGGTGGCGATCGAGTATCAAGAATCTGACAATCGAACTCCGATGGTGAGAACGGAGGGTTTTCACTATGAGTACGATGCGATCGTTGCGATTTCGAGAAATCACTGGGAGTGCGCGTGGGAAGACACGACGTGCGCAGGGCGAGAGCCCAAGGAAGGGGATGTAATTTATCTCTTTGGTGAGTGGTGGGATGTTGTGAAAGCCGGGCGAAGCGGGTATATTTTGGATTCGCCGGACTTCGTTGGTTACAAGCTGGAGCTGAAGAAACGCACACAATTCACTCCAGACAGAAAGGTCTGAGATGCTGCCGGATAAGATGATAGTTGCGAAAGCTGTGGAGAGTGGGCTCGCCGCGACGTGTGCGTGGTGCGAGCGTTTCTGGGAGACGACGGAGAAGATGGACGGGATGTCCGGATGCAGAGTGAAGGGCTGTGGAGGCCCCGCTTCGCGCATGGCATTTCCGAAGTACAAAGGCCCGTGGTCTCCGAAGGAGAAATACTGCTTCCTCTGTGGAAGGACTGCAGACGCGATGGTGGATATTGGCGGGCGCGGAGCAATTGGTGTCTGCGATGATCACATCCCCAAGCTGAAGCAGATCCTGAACTCGGGAGGCTCAAAAGTGGTCATCAAGGAAGGAGGAAAAGTCCCCCTTTTTGACCGCTGATAGGAGACAGGGCTTTGTCGACCAATATCATACTCGGTGCTGGTGCAACTGGACCAACGGGGCCACAAGGGCTTACGGGAGCAACGGGTGCGACTGGAGGGACCGGCGCAACTGGTGCAACCGGAGCTACCGGACCGAGCGGGTCGACGGGGCCGACCGGGGTTGGTGCCACCGGATCGACAGGCCCAACTGGACCGACGGGGCCTGTGGGGCCGACCGGTCCGCAGGGCTCAACAGGGGCAACTGGTCCGCAGGGTCCAACCGGATCTACCGGCGGGACTGGAGCAACCGGGCCACAAGGCGAAACTGGATCGACTGGTCCGATCGGTCCGACTGGAATCCAGGGTCCGACGGGTAGTACTGGTCCGAGTGGTGCAACTGGATCAACTGGGCCTCAGGGTCCGACTGGATCGACTGGGTCGACCGGATCGACTGGTGCAACCGGCCCAACAGGCTCGACCGGTCCAACAGGAGCCACAGGAGCGGGTGTAACAGGCCCTACTGGAGCCACGGGGCCGACTGGGCCAACTGGGCCAAGCGGGGCAACAGGGCCTACTGGGGCCGGTGTGACGGGTGCAACAGGGGGTACTGGTGCAACCGGTGCTACGGGATCGACTGGTCCGGCGGGTCCAACCGGAGCGGGAGTGACGGGTGCCACAGGGGCTACGGGTCCGACCGGATCAACTGGGCCGAGTGGTTCAGCAGGGCCGACGGGGCCTACTGGCCCGATTGGGTCGGCGGCTCTGTGTTTCGATTTCAAGTTCAGCACGTTCATTACGGAGACCGATCCTGGTCCCGGGTACTTCAGGTTGAACAACTCGACTCAGCCGAGTGCGACGCAGGCGTATTTTGATGTCCTGGACGACAACGGGGACGATGTCAGTGCGATTATCCTGAATGCCGCGAAGGCGGGTGCAGTCATGTACTTGCAGGAGCGTGGTGATGTCACGCGGTGGCACTACTTTCAGATCGATCAGGATGCTGTTCTCGTTGCTGGCGGGACTGGCTATGTGAAACTTCCGTCGATATCGAACATTGACAGTGGTGCTTCAACGCTCAGGAATGGCAGGAATTGCTTTGTTTGTTTCGGGTTGACGGGGGAGGAAGGTCCCACTGGGCCGACGGGTCCCACGGGATCAACTGGGCCGACCGGAGCGGGCGCCACAGGACCAACTGGGCCGACGGGATCCACTGGATCCACAGGTCCAAGTGGTCCGACTGGTCCCACGGGGGCTGGTGTCACGGGTCCTTCCGGTCCCACGGGGTCAACTGGGCCGACAGGTGGGACTGGTCCGACCGGGGCTGGTGCCACAGGGCCGACAGGTCCGACCGGCCCAACGGGGGCGCAGGGTCCCACGGGGGCGACTGGTGAAACCGGCCCCACGGGTGTGACCGGACCGACTGGCGGTGCTGGGGCGCTTTGCTGGGAGTACTTGTACGACAATACGCCGACCGAGGGAGATCCTGGTCCTGGGAAATTCCGGCTGAACAACGCGGTGCAGACGTCGGCGACGCAGGCGTACATCGACACGCATGACAACGACGGGAACGATCTCGGGACGATCCTTCTTGCGGTTGCGAAGGCAGGAAACTACCTCTACATCCAGGATCGAACGAATAGCACGCGATGGCAGTCTTTCAGTATCGGATCCGACGCGACGAATGTCGGCGGCGTTAATGGATATGTGAGGCTGTCATCGATCACCTGGTTGGACGGCGGGAACGCAATTCAGAACAACGACGATTGCATTCTTTGTTTTGCAGTCCGGGGTCAACAGGGGCCGACTGGCCCGACGGGTCCCACCGGGTCCACCGGTCCGACCGGTGTTGGTGCCACCGGAGCCACGGGCGCGACGGGTGGGGCTGGACCCGCTGGGGCAACTGGAGCAACAGGGCCGACAGGTCCAACTGGCGCTGGTGTGACCGGTGCTACTGGGGCCACGGGCGCGACTGGATCCGTTGGCGCAACAGGTCCCACGGGATCGACTGGCCCGACTGGTACAGGGGTAACAGGCCCAACAGGATCTGCCGGAGCGACTGGGCCGACTGGCCCCACCGGATCTACCGGTCCGACGGGGGCTGGAGTTACGGGTCCAACCGGAGATGACGGATCAACAGGCCCGGCAGGGCCAACTGGAGCGACTGGTGCAAAAGGAACGACTGGTGCGACAGGGGTCACGGGTCCTCAGGGACCGACCGGGGCTGATGGAGTCACAGGTAGCAATGGAGCCACTGGAGCTACGGGTGGTACAGGTCCTACCGGACCCGCTGGGGCAACTGGATCTGATGGGTCAACTGGAGCCACTGGCCCCGCTGGCCCGACAGGAGCTGACGGTGCTACAGGTTCTACCGGGGCAACCGGAGCCACAGGGGCAAAGGGAGCCACAGGGGATGACGGCGCCACTGGTGCGACGGGACCTGCAGGTGTAACAGGGCCCACTGGGGCGGGCGTAACGGGGGCAACCGGAGCAACCGGTGCAACAGGTTCGACAGGTCCGACTGGTGCGACAGGCCCATCTGGATCTGGAGCAACCGGAGCAACCGGAGTTACTGGCGCTACTGGGCCCACGGGCCCAACCGGTTCGGGAACTACAGGACCGACTGGTGCTACCGGAGTGACCGGGGCGACAGGACCTACTGGAGCTGGTGTCACAGGGGCTACTGGGCCAACTGGACCAACTGGTCCAACAGGGCCGACTGGGTCAGGTGTTACGGGCGCGACAGGCGCCACTGGAGTAACCGGAGCGACGGGGGTCGGGGCGACTGGTGCAACAGGACCAACTGGTGCTACAGGATCCACTGGTTCGACAGGACCAACCGGAGCGACAGGGTCTGGAACTACCGGACCGACAGGATCAACTGGACCCACCGGTCCAACTGGGGCAGGTGTGACAGGGGCAACTGGAGCGACCGGAGCGACAGGACCAACCGGCCCGACAGGACCGACTGGAGCTGGAGTTACAGGGCCAACAGGATCCACAGGTGTGACCGGCCCAACTGGACCAACCGGATCAGGGACAACAGGAGCAACGGGGGCGACCGGTGCAACCGGAGCTACCGGCCCAGCCGGGGTGACCGGAGCAGGGGTTACGGGCGCAACGGGGCCTACAGGTCCTACGGGTCCGACCGGAGCTGGTGTGACGGGATCGACTGGAGCTACAGGCGCGACAGGACCAACGGGTCCTGCCGGATCTACCGGAGCTGGTGCTACTGGAGCGACCGGATCCACCGGCCCAACCGGGCCAACTGGAGCAGGAGTTACCGGTGCAACCGGCGGTACAGGTCCAACGGGGCCAACTGGTGCTACTGGGCCGACGGGAGCTGGTGTCACCGGTCCCACTGGCCCGACAGGCCCGACCGGCGCCGGGGTTACCGGTGCTACAGGAGCCACAGGCGCGACTGGAGCCACCGGACCAACGGGTGCGGGGGTGACAGGGGTGACCGGTCCCACTGGTGCAACTGGTCCGGCTGGACCAACGGGTGCGGGAGTCACGGGCGCAACTGGAGCCACAGGAGCGACCGGGCCTACCGGGGCCGGGGTTACTGGGGCGACCGGGGCTACTGGAGCAACAGGTCCGACCGGTGCGGGTGTCACTGGAGCTACTGGGCCGACAGGAGCAACTGGACCCACCGGGGCTGGGGTAACCGGTCCAACTGGTGCCACGGGTGCGACGGGTGCGGACGGAGACGATGGTGCCACGGGTCCAACGGGACCGACGGGGCCGACGGGTGCGAATGGAAGTGATGGGGCTACAGGTCCGACAGGACCCGCAGGACCGACTGGGGCAGGGGCAACAGGGGTCACGGGAGCTACGGGGCCAACTGGGCCGACAGGAGCTGGTGCAACTGGCGCAACCGGAGCAACAGGTCCCACTGGACCGACAGGGGCCGGGGTGACGGGAGCTACGGGTGCGACTGGACCAACGGGTGCGGATGGGGATGATGGGGCCACAGGCCCTACAGGTCCAACCGGAGCGGATGGAAGCGATGGAGCGACAGGGCCGACAGGCCCAGATGGACCAACCGGAGCTGCTGGTGCAACAGGCGCAACAGGTGCTACCGGGGCTGGCGGTGCAACCGGCCCGGCAGGCGCAACTGGAGCTACGGGTGCAACTGGAGCCCAGGGTACTACCGGCGCTCAGGGTGCAACCGGTCCGGCTGGTGCGACAGGAGCCACCGGAGCAACTGGGCCAACTGGAGTGGGGGCGACTGGTGCAACAGGCCCGACAGGGGCAACTGGGCCAGCTGGTGACCCAGCAGAGGTCTTTGATGCTGTTTCGACTGACACGAGTGTTCTGAGCGGAACGGACCATGACATTACATGGAATACTGAGGTCAAAAAGGACTCGACTTTCACGCATGCTGCGAACTCTGCTGAGGTTTCGTTCTCGGATGCAGGGACGTATCTGGTTATTGCGCATTTTCCAACACAGAGGAACTCAGCAGGTGGAACCCGTGGTTCATGTAAGGCGAGAATCCAGACAAAGCTTGATGCTGGAGCGTATGGGGATGTTGCTGGCACAGAAATGGCCAATTATTATCGGGAGGCGACCCCAAGTCCTTATACTGTATCAAATGCCCAGGCTATAATTGTCCACACGACTGGCACGAGGTATGTAAAGGTTCCTGCCATAAATCAGACTGGGATCTCTGATTTGACATCCGGTGCACGGCTAACAATCATCAAGCTTCCAAGCGGTGGAGATATAGGTCCGACCGGGCCAACTGGGCCAACCGGTGTCGGAGCAACAGGTCCGACTGGGCCAACGGGTGCGACTGGAGCAACTGGAGCTACTGGTCCTACAGGTGCGGCAGATGCGGATCAGATGGCGATTTATGCTGACCATAAGACAGCAGGAACAGATGGTGGAGATTTTACGTCTGGATCATGGGTGACGAGAACGTTGAACACAACGGAAAAGGAGATTGTTCAAAATACAAACATGTCAAGATCCGGGAATGTGATTACTTTGAAAACCGGGAAGTATTTCGTCAGAGCTTGGGCTGAAGCGTATGGTGTCGAGAAGCATATGATTCGATTTCGAAAGACGAGTGGTACGGCATCAACTGCAATCAATGGTATGTCAGCTTTTGCTGGGAATTACGGTTCTTTCACTGGATATTCTGGTACTCACTCCATGCTAGAAGGTGTTGTCGAGGTAACTGGTTCAAGTGATACTTTCGAACTTCAACATAGGTGTATTACGTCGAAAACACTTGATGGTCTTGGGTTAGGAGATTTTGGAACTGGAGATGATTTTGGTGAGGACGAGGTGTTCTCTCGTGTGGTGATCGTAAAGATCAAGGAATAGGAGTTTGAAATGAGTAAGCCCGACATTAGTTCTGACGTTCTACAATTCATCGATGCAAATGTGATTGTCACAGATCCTGACACCGGAAAGAAGGGGACATTTGCAATGATGCAGATGCTCGTGAATCGTCGCGAGTTATTTAATGATGCCCAGAATCCATTGCATGTTGATGGCTTTGTCCCTCTGGTAGGTGAGAATGGATCTGTGACAAATCTGAACGCCATCCACGGGAAGCTCGGGTGGCACAACCAGCAGGTGCATGGGGCTCTCTGGCAGAAGCCGTCTGATCTCTTGATCTTCTACGGGTATCCCAACTCGTTCAATAGTGCGGTCAACGGGTGGGACAATGAGAAGGTTGCCAGAGACATGGCTCAGTACGGGTTGATTGTCCTGGGTGATGGTCTCCAGACTCTTCTGGCGTCCGGGTCGCATGATGGTTCGAGTGGGGCCTCCACGCTCACTGACTCAACGGCAAGTTGGACAACTGATGAGTTCGTTGGGAAAAAGATTGTGAATGTGACCGACGGGAGCACTGGATCGATTACAGCCAACACGGCTACCACGATCACAGCAACCCTTTCTGGTGGAACGGAGAACGACTGGGACGCTGGGGATGAGTACCGTGTGGCCAACCATGCCGACTATGCAAATGTCTTCAAGATCGTTCCGAGGATCAAGCAGTACAACCCATCGGCGAAGATCTTTGGGTACGTGACTGTGAACCAGACGCTCGCGAACTTCGAAGACAAGGCTGACGATTGGGATGCTCTGGGTGTAGATGGCATCTTTATGGACGAGGCCGGGTACGACTACGGGACGACAGCTACGAATGACCGGGACGCATTCAACGCCAAGGTGGACTACGTTCATGCGTTGAGCAGTGCGAGCACCTGCTTCGCGAACGCCTGGAATATGGATCACATTATCGGAACCGCGAACGATCCTAGTAAGCCGAACACGACGTGGAACCCAGATCTGGAAGAGTCGAGTCTCACGGCAGATGACTGGTACCTGCTTGAGAGCTGGCCGGTCAATACGGATTCGTATACCTCTAGCACTCCGGTGGGATACGAGGCGAAGGCGGACTGGGCTGCGCGAGGAGTGAAGGCACAGGGGCACAGGGCGACGTACGGGATCAACCTTGCGGCGTCTGGCATTATCAACAACAGCAACACGGGTGGTCAGGACCTCTTCGACTTCCTGTTCGTGAGCGCGATGATGTTTGCGATGGACGCTGTTGGTTCGAGTGACGCGAGCTACGCATCTTCGAGTTCTGCTGTGGACTGGTGGACCAGACCTGACGTCAGTAAGATGGGGGCATTGTATTCCCTGAACGCATCTGTCATAGAGGACTCTGGGGATGCAGATGTGTACTGGCGGTACACGGAGTTCGGGCGCTTCAAGCTGGACTTCTCTAGCAGTGCCCAGGACGCGACGGTCGAGAAAAGGTAGGCTGAATCTGGGAGGTTGTTGATGCTGTCTTTGGCGATGGTTGTGAAGGATGAAGTGCTGACGATTGAGCGTGTGATCGAGTCGGTCAGCGGGGTGGTCGACGAGATCGTCGTCGGCGTGGACACTGAATCCTCAGACGGAACCCGGAAAATTGTAGAGAGGCTTGCCGATAAGGTGATCGATGTCGACCTGTCCAGGGAGCTTCGGGAGAAGGGGTCTGTTTGTGGGGATGAAGACTGGGGGTTCTCGAAGGCTCGGAACACAGTGATCGAGGCATGTGATCCGGAGAACTGGAAACTGATTTTGGATGGTCATGAGTTTGTCAGGAACCCGGATGTGCTCATGGGCGAACTTGAGTTCGCTTTCGGGCGCTTTGACGGGGTCACTGTGTCCGTTCACTTTGAGCCGGACTCGTACGGCATCCCCGTGGAGATCTTCGAGTCTGCGCGGGTCCTGGGGCCTTCAGTGCGGTACAAGAACCCGATTCACAACGTTCCCGTGATCGGGAGGATGTATTATGCCAAATCGGTGGTGGTCGAGCACATGAAGCAAAAACAGGACAGATCTGCGAAGGTCGCTCGGGACGTTCAGCGTGCAGATTCGAATATTCAGGCGTTCATGGAAAAGGTCTCGAAGGATCCTGCGGATTCAAGAAGCTGGTTCTATCTAGCGACAGCGTACAAGGAATCATCCATGTGGCCGCAGGCGATAAACGCGTACAGCGAGTATCTGAAGGTGTCCAGCTGGAAAGAGGAGAGGTGTCACGCGCGTATGAGAATGGGCGCATGTCTTGATCGCCTTGGAGAATTCGACAGTGCGCATTCCCAGTTCGCGCTTGCGATCCAGGAGTTTCCTCAGATGGCGGAGCCTTACTACTATCTCGGGCACCTGACGCACAAGCTGGGACGGTACCATGAGGCGCAGGTCTGGCTTGAGCGCTGTGTCCAGATGGAGATGCCGAACTGCTCGCTCTTCCTCACGCCAAAGATCTACAAGGTTGATCGCTACGACAAGCTTTCGATGGTCTACCATCACCTGGGGCACTTTGGCCGAGCGATCAAGATGGCGGAGAAGGCTCTCGAATCGGCGAGCATCAAGAGGATCTATGACAACGTTGAGTTCTGGAGGGGGCACATCCGAAGGCATGGCGGAGAATACTACGACCAGGTCTGGGAGGGCAGCTGCGATCCGTCTGATCTTGAAGAGCGCAGGATGGGTGTCATGGGAAAAGCGGTGTATCAGGCTTCGCGAGTCCTGGATGTCGGGTGCGGCCCCGGCCATATGATGGGGCACGTTTGTCCTGCGTCTGAGTATGTGGGGGTGGACGTCTCCGAGCATGTCAGAGACATCATTCAGGAGCGTGGGCGCGAGTGTTTTGTGAGCTTGGAGGATGTCCCGGATTACCGCTTTGATGCGTGCCTGCTTGGGGAGATCGTCGAGCACGTCGAGGACGATCTTGAGTTCGTTCTATCGCTGCGGAAGAAGCTCAAGGATGGGGCTGTTGTCGTGGCGAGTGTCCCGAGGTATTGCTCGATGCGTGACCCGGCGCACACCAGGGATTACACTGAGGGTGAGTTCATGGAGCTGATGGGACACCTTGGAAAAACCGAGATGTTGGATCCGATTGGTCCGTGGATGATCAGCAAGACTGTGATAGGATAGCCGGAGAGGTGATGATGTGATTCTGATTGACCTGAACCAAAGCGAAGTGACCCTTCAGGTTTATGCCATGAATCCGGACGGATCTCAGAAGCTCGATGTGACTTCAGGGACCGTCCGCGTGTACTACATGAACGCTGGTGTCGAGCAGGAGGTTCTCGCGGCGACGCCCCTGGTTCAGGTCGGAGCGACCAATGTCTGGCGGTACACTTGGAACCCTGCGTCTCTTCCGGTGAGGGAGTACGTTGCCGAGTACAAGATCAATGACGTGGTGAGGTCGGCGAAGATCAGCGAGGACGTTGTGGTTCGTGACATTGCCACTCAGACAGACCTCCTGATCATCAAGGCGGATGTCGAGTTGATCAAGAAGGTGGAGACGGGGCGTTGGAAGATCGAGAGCAACCAGATGACCTTCTATGATGACGATGGCGTGACTCCGTTGCTGGTCTACAACCTGTACGATGACGCTGGTGTTCCGTCGATGACGGATGTGTTCGAGAGAAGGGAACCGTGAACAGGATCATCACGAGAGGGATGGGGCCGCGCCACCTCCTGGTGACCAGGGGGTACGGGATTAGTAGTGCGGTTCAGAAGTTCCGCGAGATTCTCAACCTCGTCTCGAAAATCGGGACGAGTCTTTCGTTGGTGTCGAAATGGAAGAAGACAGACTGTGCCTGACATCGAAGATCGGATCCATTGTGGATGAGGGGATATCCCTGGTCTCCCAGGTGTCTCCTTCTCTGGAGCTGGTATCCAAGACGTCGGATGGGCTTGAACTGGTTTCAAAGATAGAGGTGGAAGAGATATGAGTTGTGATGCAGCATGTAGTGGTCCCAGCAACTATTTCGTTGGGGATGCCGGAACATTGATCACCGTTGATACGTGCAGTGACATCACGGCGGCGACGCTTGCTGCCCTGGATGTGATGAAGCCGGACGGGTCCACGGATCGATGGGTTGGCTCAGTGGTGGACACTACAAAGATTCAGTACGTCGTGAGTGTTGGTGACTTTGACCAAGTCGGGGAGTACCGACTCCAGGCGTACATTGAGATGCCAGGGTGGCAGGGCTGGGGGAACACCGTGACGTTCAAGGTCTCTGCACGGTTCCAATAATGGCGAAGAAGATCAGGTTCAAGAAGCCGAGGATTTCGACGAACTCTCCTGTTCTTGGGATGTTTGGGCTCCGGAGCTACGTCAAAACTTTCAACCTCATGGCGAAAGACATGCCAAAGCGGATGCAGCGTGGTCGGCAGCTGTTTTTGCTCTCGGTTGGTGGCATGGTTCGCGATAGCGTGCAGCGTCTTGCGCCTGAGATTGACATGGGCGATGAGGGGTTTGAGTACAAGGAGCATCTGAAGGTTGCCCTGGTGAGTGGAGAGGTGGACGGAATGGATGCGGTGGCCATCTTCTTCGATAATGCGAAAGTCAAGCTCAGCTCCGAGAACATGGATCAGAAGGTTCTCTATTTCCAGGCGACAGAGAGGTCTCCAGAGTGGGTGAATGTGCTCATGGTGTATGGCCCGTGGCCTGCGACGATGGTGCCTGTTCCGTTTGACAACATGGATGCGAAGGTTGTCTCGCGGAATGCCAGGGAGGACGAGATAAAGGCGCTTGCGGGGCGTCTGTACGTGAAGCGTGGGGACATAGAGACGGACCTTCGCAGGGCCGGTGCGACGAAGGTGACGATCGACAAGACGCCTCACGGGGCGGGTATTGTGGTTCATGAAGATGTCGGATATAATGTTTTGCGTGCTGAGTTTGGTTTTGACGGTGAGTCCCAGAAGGCGCACTGGAGGCCAGCTCTGAAAGAGGTGAAGGGGAAGGTTCCAGATCTGATGAAGCGGTACCTCATGTATCTCAAAACTGGCCGGGAGAGTTTTTTTGAATTGCCATCTGATATCGTGCGCGCTACGGTATCAGAGTTGAACAAAGGGGCGAAGTTCGCGAGTGAATTGGCCCCGTTTGCCCCGAAAGGGTAGTTGAAAGGTGAAGTGATGCCAGAAGTTTCAAGGTTGGACGATCTGAATTCGACATTGGTTGGTGTGGAGAACGAGCTTCTAAAGCGGAAGGTGCAGCGCCAGGACGACACAATCGACGGCGCCATGGACATCATCAACAAGGCCGCAGAGGATGGCGCGATCGAAGTCAAGGATTGCGACGGTTGTGGCGGGGACGAACCGGATCCGGATGGTGGTTCAGAGGAAGAGCCCGAGGGCGGCGATGGGGATGACGGTGGAGATGATGGCGACGGCGGTGACGATGGTGGCGGCGAGGGCGACTGAAAACGAACTCAAGTTCGCAGAGGGTCTGAATGAGCATACTTGGAACAGTGAGCCTTCGTGATTGGGACGAAGGATGCATGAAGACCCTTGGGGCGGACATTTCAACATACCAGGTGGACGGAGACACGCGCGCGATCTACACGGTGGACGTGCCGTACCTCGATTCCGGCTTTGCAGACTTGGGCGACAGGGTTCCAGTCCAGTTCCAGGATCCGGAGGATGTGTACCAGCCGTTCGTCTTGCCGTGTTTTCAGTTTCGTCAGAACGATCTGACGCCTGCGTTTGACAGACATCCCTGGTACACGTGGGTCGCCCGTGCACCGGCTGATGACGCTGTGGAGATCATCCTCCCGGACGGAACGAAGGGGTACGACAAGTACAAGAACCAGTGGAGGGCGACTCAGTTCGACATCACGTACGATTGTATGGTGCTTGCCAGGCGTAAGCAGGAGGCGCTCCTCATGCTCTTCTACGCTCTTCGGCACTTCATCCCACCTTGGTTCATTTTCAAAGTTGTTGACAGCAAGGGTGATGTGCGAGAATATGATGCAGGAGAGATGACAATTTCGAATACTTCGGAGTTGGCGGACATCGCGGAGAGGACAGTGAGCTACACGATCTCATTCACGGTCAGAGCGGAGGTTGACATCCACGATGATCGTGTGTTCGCAGCCATGGTCGAACCGCATGTGACTTACGCACGGTACACACCCTCTGAGATTTCAGAAATCAACCAGAAGAATCGGGACGTCCGTCTCGGTATCTCAGAAAGCTAGGAGGAATCATGCCGTGGTTTTACTATTCAGGAAATGTCCCTCGATCGGTACAGGTGAAAAAAGGTCTTTCGATTGCCTTGAAGCCTCACAGTAAGGTTGAGATCTTCGACGTGAACACCCCCGAGGTGAAGGCACTCAAGAAAAAGGGAGATCTTCGTCTGACTTCGAAGCCGAAGGGTGCTGTTTCACTGAAGGATGCCCCGACGATGTCCGCGAAGGATGTCGAGAAGGTCACCCCGAAGTCGAATCTCGCGAAGGTTGTCGCGGAGAAGGGTGTGACCGGAAAGAAGGGGCAGACGCCGAAGTCGAAGAAGCCCGAGATGACAGAGGGTGAGACGCAGGCTGCCTCGAAAAACAAACCGGTCGAAGAGTCCAAGCCCGACACTAAGGGATCGGACGTCGAAAAAGCTGAAGATGTTGACGTGTTGTCGAATGCTGAAAGTGGCCCCGATGGAGATGGGGACGGCAAGAAAAAGAAAGCAAGAAAAGGCCGTGGCCGCAAAGGTCAGTAGGTCCTAGACAACACGGAGACAGAAAATGCCCGAGTACACTTACCCTGGCCCACGAATCCAAGAAGTATCAGGTGGTCCTGGCCCGATCGCAGGGGTTTCGACATCGAATCTCGGCCTGATCGGCTTCACAAAGAAGGGACCCGTCGACGAGCCGATTCTGTCGACGAGCTTCAATGAGTTCAAGGCTTCCTTCGGTGACTTCACTGAGGACGGCCTGACCCCGACGATGGCGTATGCCTTCTTCCAGAACGGTGGCCAGCGGCTCTACACGGTGCGTGTGACTGCCTCGGATGCCGAGGATGCGCTCTGGGATTACCTCTACTCGATCACGAGTGCGAGCCCTGAGGAGCTTGGCGACACCGCCGAGGGGACCGGAATCTACAGCCTGCAGATCGACAATGCTCCGATCGATCCGACCAGTGTTGAGATCACGTTCAACAGCGGATCTACGGACAATGTGTTCACCGACGCTGCTGGCGATGGCGTTCTCACGAAGACGAGCGGCGCGGGATCTGGCGGGACGGGTTCGATCAACTACACCACAGGTGAAGTGAGCATCACCCTCGCCGTGCCTGGAGACTACACGGGTGGCGCGGACAAGATCGAGGCCGTGTACGACTACGTGGTGTTCCAGTTCCGGATGAAGTGGCCGGGCGAGGCTGGGAACTACTACCGCGTGAGCATCGTGCCTGGAGACAGCGACTACCTCACTCAGGCGACCGCTTCCTACAGCAGGTTCACGGTCCTGGTCGAGGAGGATACCGACGCTGGTGTGACCGGTGTTCCGTCTTGGGTGACGGTCGAGCAGTTCACCGACCTCGTGTTCAACGACACGAGCAGCCCGAACTACATCGAGACGGTCATCAATGCCGACTACAACGGATCGGACATCATCGAGGTCGTCGGTTACGGCAACGAGATGAATCCTCCTGAGCTGCAGGGGACCCAGGTCACCGCAGAGGACTTCTCGGGAACGATGGTCCATTCGGATGGATCTTCCGCGTCGACACCGGACGTCTACGATGGGCTCTGGAAGGGGTGGACGTACGATCTGGCCAACGGATGCTTCCCGACGACGTTCGATGCGAGCTTCAAGTTCTCGGATGGCGCGATCTACGCTTCCGGCGCGGATGACTCGGGTGGATCAGGAAACGCTTTCCTGACCGACTCGACGGCGGCGTGGCCGGTGAACGGCCTGGTCGGTCTGATTCTGTACAACACAGCCGACGGAAGCCATGGTGTCATCACGGCGAATACCGCGACGACGGCGACGGCGACTCTGGCCGGTGGTACCGGGAACGACTGGGACGACACCGACACCTACGAGATCCGGGCTCCTTTGAGGATCGGAACGGGTGCGGCGGGTCCGGTTGCGGTGGCGGATGTTGTTTCACCTGGAAGCACTTCTGTCCCGGCGGCGATCACTCCGAGTTCGGTGAAGATCACTGTTCAGCTGACCACGGCTGGATCCCAGGTTATCGTCGATGACGGATCTGGAAACCTGTGGGATGGTGTGGCTGGTGCATGTGGAACGATCGACTACACGACGGGCCAGATTGCCTACTCCGGTACCGATGATCAGATCGACATCAGCGGTGTCACGGCGTGGGCCGCCGACACGATCGTTGCTGGTGCTCCGATTTGGTTCGCGTGCGACTACGCGACTGCGATCTCGGTTGTGGACGACGGTGATGGGAATCTGTCGCTCAACACGACACAGGCGACTGGGTACCCGCAGAAGTTCATCTTGGACGAGAACGGCACCAACGAGATCGACTACGACACTGGCGGGTTCACTCTGACGTGGGCCGTCTCCGGATCCCCGGCGCTTGGACCGGGTGGCGCGACTGCTCAGACGGCGGACTACTACACGCAGCCTGACGAGAGCGTGACGGGGCAGATGACGGGCGGATCCGACGGCTCGGCCCTGACATCGAATGATGTCGTTGGGGCGACCCTGGCGGCGGACCAGCGCGGTCTGTGGGCGTTCGGCAAGGTGGATGAGCTGATGCAGCTCGTGGCCTCGGACTTCCAGACGGACACGACGGTTGCCGACTCGCTGATCACCTACGCCGAGCTGAACAAGGACAAGTTCGTGATCCTGACGGTCCCGGCAGGTCTCACTCCGCAGGAGGCGGTCAACTGGAAGAAGTTCCAGCTGCAGAAGTTCACCTCCTACGCGGCGCTGTACTACCCGCACATCAAGATCATCGACCCGGTCACCGAGGTGGCCACAGATGTTCCTTGCGGTGGTCACGTCGCGGGTGTGTACGCGCGAACGGACATCACGAAGAACGTCGGCAAGGCTCCGGCTGGTGTCGAGGATGGGAAGATCAACTGGGCGGTTGGACTGGAGCTGGATCTCACCAGGGACCAGGTCGGCGTCTGCTACCCGGAGAAGATCAACTGCCTCGTTCAGTGGCCGCAGACCGGACGTTGCGTCTGGGGCGCTCGTACCCTCGATATCGCGGGTGGAGAGTGGCCGTACATCCAGATGCGGCGCCTGTTCATGTTCTGCGAGAAGTCGGTGTTCAACGCGACGCACACGCATGTGTTCAAGAACAACGGTCCTTCTCTGTGGGCCGCGATCCGGACCCAGGTTTCGAGCTTCCTTCTGGGGCTCTACCAGGCCGGATACTTCGCCGGAACCAGCGCAGAGGATGCGTTCTACGTGATCTGCGACCGGACGAACAACCCGCAGAACACGGTGGATCAGGGGCTCGTTTTCTGCGACATCGGTATCGCACCGAACAAGCCTGCGGAATTCATAGTATTCCGGTTCCAGCAGAAGGCTCTGACCGCGTAAGCGGGATAGGGGATTGAGATGACCACTACGGTAATACCGGTAGTCTCTATTCAGGAAGTGTACAGTACGGGGCAGATCAATGGATCCGCCCCGGACGGTACGCCGACTGATGAGCAGGAGTACAGGGGCAGGATCCAGAAATGGCTGGCTGGCTCTGTTGGCGGGGAATTCGATGCTCCAGATCTGACCGGCATGCGTGTCGAGCAGGTGTTCTGGTTCATCGAGGCCGCCTCAACTCCCAATGTCGACATCTACCTGGTGGACGACAATGGGACTGAGTACCTCATCGATTCACAGAATCTTGCGAGCGGATCGTGGGCTCAGACCAACCACGGGATCATGGTTCCTCCGGGGTTCAAGATCCGCGTCAAGTCCGATCAGGCAATTGGTGCTGCGGTCCCGATCGTCTCTGAGGACACTGGGGTTACCGGTGATGGTGTGTCTGCGGACTACGAACTTGTGTTCGCTGAGACGCCTGTCAAGGCTGGGACGGTATCCATTGTGGCTGGGAGCGTGACGTTCACGGATCCTGGCTCGGATGGAATTCTGGTTGGTGCCGGTGGCGGTGGGGGATCTGGGACGATCGATTATCTGACTGGTGTCGCGACGATTACCCTGAACACGCCATCAGATTTCAATGCGGTGAATGCGCTTGCGAGCTACACCCACGAGAAATTCGGGCGTGTGGGGATCGTGATTCACCAGGGATGGGGACAGCCAACGCCGAGTCAGACTGGAATGATTGGCAAAGAGAGTCTTCCTCCGTCCATGCAGCGGGCGTAGGAGTTAAGGAGAGAGAGAAATGGCACGAGCAGCTGTTGATGATCTGATGCAATCGTTCAGGTTTCACGTCGTTGCGACGACAGCCGACGCGACAAACCCTCTCGAATTCAGCCGTCCTGGCGAGTTCGAGGGAGGCGGGCAGGCTGGATTCCAAAGCGTGACGATTCCTGAGGTGAGCGTCGAGGCCACGGAGTACCGTGAGGGCACCTTCGTTTGGACCCAGAAATATCCTGGGCCGCCCACCGTATCGGACGTGACTCTGATGCGAGGTGTGGCGAAGGCCGACACAACCTTCTACGACTGGGTCAGGGATAGCATCGACGGCGACGAGTATCGCTGCGATGTTACGATCTACCACTACCAGCGCACAGAGATGGGTGCTGCGTCTCAGTCGGAGACGGGAGACACCTTCCGTCGGATCGAGTGCAAGAACTGCTTTGGTATGCGCGCCAAGCCAGCTGGTGATTTCGACTCCATGTCCGGGGAGGTATCCCTGGCCGAGGTCGACTTCGCGCTGGAGTCGTTCATCCTCGAACCGTCTGCATGATCTTCAGAGGGAGGAGCACCTTGAATGGCCAGGAGTCGTGCAGCGGACTTTTTGCAGAACCATCGCTTCTGGCTACTTGATGTAGTTCCTAGCGCGACGTTCCCGTATCTGGTTTTGGGCGCCCCTCTTCTCGGGTTTCAATCCATCACAACGCCGGAATACACAGCTGACGTCGACGAGATCAAGCAGCTGAATTCGATGTACAAGAGGCATGTGTACTCCGGTGGTGGGGTGGGACCGATCACGTTGACACGTGGGATGCTTGGATACGACGACACGTTTTGGCAGTGGATGTCGAGGGCTATTCGTGGGATCGATACGACGAATCGGGATCTTTTGTTGATTCAGTTTTCAAACATAAGTTTGTCCGGTCTTGATGCTGGTCCTGTCGAGGACTTGCCAGGAGATGCCTGGGAGGGGAGAGCTTTTCTTCCGGCCAAAGCATGGCTTCTGTGGGATTGCATCCCGACGCGGTACAAAGCTGGATCGGACTTTGATGCCCAAAGTGGGCAGGTCAGCATTGCGGAGCTAGAGGTGCAACCGTGGGCTTTTACCGAAATCACACTCGGAAGCCCGTTATAGGAGAAGAGTGATGTCGAGGAAATTGGTAGAGGAGCTGAAAAGTTTTCTGGATGACAAGCCGGTCGTGGCCGAAGGGAATGAGATCTCCGAGGATCAGGATGGCGAAGAGAATCCAGAAGAGAGCGAAGTGAGTGTGTTGGATGAGGTCGACAGTCTCCTGGGTGACGAAGATCAGGAAGTTGGTGATCTCGAAGAGATGAAGGTGTATGAGGTTCCGAGGCGCAAGGCTGATCTCGACGAGAAGACACCGGCAAATCTGAAGAAGCGCGTGGCTCTTTTGAAGAGCGCGGCCAAGAAGGTCGAGGGGGCGATTGGGGATCTGGCGAAGATTCCGAAGCTCGACTTCATGGGGGATATCCCCCATTTCTCCGAGAAGCTCCATGATGCTCTTGTTGGCGAGGGTGCTGGCAGCGGGACCGGGCTCGTGGATCTAGCGAAGGGCTACGAGAAGGAAATGAAGAAGTAGGACGAACTCAAGTTCGCTTGGAGGAGAGAATCATGTCAGACGGAAAGAACAAGGTCCTCGGGATGCTCCTGGAGAATGCTGGAGTCAACCCGGATTCCATCCTTGGTGAAGGCGCCGTGGAAGAGTCCAGTTTCAAGATGGGAAAGGACCACATGGCGGCCCTCTCGCTCTGGAAGGGGCAGCACGGGAAGGGTTGGAAGAAGGCCCTCAAGAAGGCGTGGAAGACCGGAGACTACGGTCCGTCCCAGGGGACCAAGTTCGAGAAGCGGATGGACGCCGCCATGAAGGACCTAAAGGTCAAAGGTGGTCTTCGCTGGCTGGAAGCCTACGAGGATGTCCAGGACGATGGCGAAGGCGACGTGTCTGGTGGATTCAAGATGCGTGGTCTGATCGAGAAAAAGATGGAAGATGGCGATGTTTCATGATCTGAAGTCCAGGAAGTTTGTCGTTGCGATTCTCGCTGCGATTCTGATCGTGGCCAACGATGCTCTCGGGAAGCCTGTGAGCGACGAGGCTATGTACTCCGCCCTCGGATTGATCGGAACGTACATCCTTGGACAGGGGATCGCCGATCATGGCGCTCAGGGGGCCGCTACGGCGGCCAGGAGGGCCGTGAACCATGGGGTGAGGATCGAGGCCGCTGTTCGGGACGTCCTGGGCATGGATGGCGTCGACGAGGCCCCTGTGGATGATGATGGGCCGAATTGGGAAGATACAACCGAGGTGGATCCCGAGGACAAGAAGGAGTTGCTCGGTTAGCAGTTTTGTCAGTTGAATGGTGCCGGTTGTTTTTTTTAGGGTTCGCGAACAATAGTTCGCTTTGATAGGAGAGAGAAGAATGAGAAACCCAGCAAACGCACCAAGTGATGACAAAATCAGGAACGCAGGAGCGGTTCCGTGGGCATCGCAGATCCCGAACGACACAGAGGCTGAGGGGAATTACGTCTCCGACGTGCTCAGCAACATGGGCGAGAGGCTTCGCGCTGTCGTCTCCGATCTCGCGATCGACACTCTCAACGATGAGCAGTCGGTTGCCCTGGGGGGTGTCGCATCGAAGCAGTTTGCTCCGACGCACGCCATCGTGCAGATGGCAACTGTGTCCGGAGCTGCGGCGGCGGGTGACTTCCAGATCAGCATCGGAATCACCAGCGGTGGAACTGAGATCCTTGCTGCCACGGCATGCACTGGCGTCATCGCAATCGACACCAAGCTGATCATCGATCTCAGTGCCGTCGTGAAGCCTGCTCTTCCGGCGAGTTCGACACTGTATGTCAAGGTCACTACGGCGGACACGACGGCTGGTGCCGGTCACCTTGCCAAGGTGTACGTTGTCGGAGAGGTGATCGCGACAGAAGGATAAAAATCCGCTTGGAACCGGATGGAGTTTGGCATTTTGCAAGGGAAGTCAGTGATGAAATCGATGGCTGAAAAAGTGAAAGAAGCTGGGCTCCGTTTGGTTCTGGGCATCAATTTTGAGATTCCAAGCGCTCCCTCTGTTTGGGAGAGGTTTTCTTGATGAAAGACGAAGTGAAAGCTGTCCCGGTAGACATGTCTCCGCAGTACGTGGCAACAGAGGATGCGTTATCCACGGCGAGATATCTGCTCTTCAAGACGGGGCTGGTGAACCGGGGTTTTGTTTCGCCGAGCCCGACCGGGACAGCTGAATATTCGATGACTCTGGTTGCCGATCTCCTGGATGCGAAGCGCAAGAGTGTGGGATCCGTTCGGGTCAATGTGCTGGTCCCGGTTGCTGGGAATAGCATCAAGTACATCATCGAGTGGACCAGGGACATCTTTGGGTTCTGGTACCGGCAGGTGGTGGTTGTCCCGGACGGGGTGAGTGATCCGATTGCGAAGAGTGTCCCGAAGTTGAAGCAGGCTTTCGAGTCAGTGAGATGGACGGCACAGGGGGTCACGAAGGTGGCCTCCATGAACAGGATGTTCAAAAAGGTGAAGAAAAACCGGACTGCCGATCGGACGGTTCGCGCAGGGATGAGGATGTGGTGATGCTGACGAAGAATCAGGTTTCTGCGGCGAACAGCTACAACGCGGGTCGTATCTCGGATGGGCGCCTGGACGTGAACACGATGCCGTGGCCATGGGACGAGTTGACCGGGGATGGTTTTGTGTGGGCCACGGTGGCGTTTCAGCAGGACCAGAGGCTCTCGGTGGACGGGAAGCTGGGGCCTGCGACGGAAGGCGCCATTCGTGGTGAGTTTGGCTCTCAGGAGCCGTCGGTACCGCCGGTGGTTGAGGTTCCAGATGGGCAGTTCTCGAATGCGATCATCGTTGACGGGAAGCGCATCGTTCTTCCTGAGGAGTTCGTGAAGGCCGGGTTGTCCGCGAGCAACTATCTGGATGATGGGGAGGCCCATTTCAAGAGTGGCGTCAGAGCAGATGATCCTGTCCACTTTGTGCTGCATGAGACGTGCGGAAATACGGCGTCTGGTTGCGTGAATACGCTGAACCGGAAGGCCAAGGACAGCGGGTACAATTACGGTGTCCATTTGATCATGGATCCTGGTGGCCATATTTCATGTCACAACGACCTCGTGAGAGAGCAAGTTGTTCATGCCAACCAGTGCAACAAGACGTCGTTTGGGATCGAGGTGGTGAATCCGTACGCTCCGAGCTACGTCTCGAAGCCTGACGTTTTTTCGAAGACGATTCCCGCTCAGTGGTGGACCTGGTGCCCGGATAAGAATGATCGTCGCTACGTATTGCCGACGGATGCTCAGATGGCAGCGATTCGGTTGTTGGCACCATGGCTTTGCGAGGTCACCGGGGTTCCGTTCTGTTTCCCGACCAAGAACCTGAACGGCGGGAACCGTCAAATCAATGGATGGGATGCATCTCCGAAGGCCAGGCCGAATCCTGGGGTGGTCGCACATCGTGACTTCTCTTCGCACGCGGACGGCCGATACATGCTTCTGGATCTGATCGACTTCTCCCAAGGAGGGATGGAATGAAACGCTTGCTCGAAAGTCTCGGGACCTTTCTCGATGAGGCGAAAGGGAAGAAGAAGCGGAAACGCCGCATGCGTAGGCGCGCGCGGGAGGCGGATGTCGCGCTGGCCAGGGGTATTGGAAGTGCCATGCGTGCACGCGCGCACGAGATCGAGAAGCTTCTTCCTGTTCCATGGGAGATCTCTGGGAATTTGGATCTGGATAGGCAGAGTGTTGAGAAGCATGGAGAGGTCCACATGGATGGGGCGATCCTTGCAGACCACGACTATCCGATCGGCGTGAACGATGACGGGGATAGGTTCAACGAGGCCGAGGCTCGGATTGTCGTTTCTTGCATCCCGGAGAATGGTGGTTCAGAGGTCGGGTGTGCGGTCGTCGTGGACGAGTTCTATCCGACATCCCGGGATCACGATTCTGTGGAGCTGAAACCCGCTCTCAGGATGGGAGAGGTGTTTGTCGAGTCGGTGTGGAAAAAGAAGAAAAAGCCGTTTGACCCTGGTCGTGATCTCTGGCCTCTGATAAAAGAGGCTATGGTCAAGCTCAGGAAAAAAATGCCAGAATATGAAGAGCTGGATCCTGACTACGGTCTGTCTGATACCGAGCGGTATCTGTAACTCGGGTGGAGTGAGAAATGAGAAATCTTACCGGAAGACTTGAGAACTTCATCTCCTCTGCGAATGGCAAGCGGAAGGAGAACGCTCTCTCTGTCAAGGAGGAGCGGTTGTTCCGTTCGCTGAAGACGCAGGGCGAGCGTGCGGTCAAGGGTCGTGAGGTCACGAAGACGGTTTTCGAGTCGAAGTTCCGTGATTCCGTCTCGTTTCTCATGATCATGGAGGGGCGCCACTCGATGTCCGTTGGAAGCCAAGTGGCGAGGCGATTCGAGGAGTCCGCGATGGTGGAGGCGGTGGAGGTCGTGAAGACGAAGCGCGGTGCGTGCGTCGTTGTTCGTCCTGCAGGTGAAGATGCGTGATCTGATTGAAAGGAAGATGTCCGATTTCGAGCGGATTGGTCTTCGTGCCATGAAGAAGGCGAAGGAGCGCGAGGCGAGGGATCCTGATCAGCCGTGGTGGGCCTTCGGGTACATCGAGGGGGATTACGAGGGTGTGAAGCAGAAGGCAAACTCGCAGAGGTTGCGCCCGAAGAACATCAAAGAGAGCAAGGCTGGAATGTATTGGAGACCTCGTAAATCGATCATGAGGATCAGCGGTCTCAAGAGTAAGGTTGTTGCATTTTACAACAACAACGAGAACCGGTTTGTCGTGTTCAAAGAGGGGATGGGGCCAGCCCCTTCATCTCCATAGTGAGGAGAGATTTCAATGAGTGGAACGAGTGGGACAATTTTTGAAGAGATGAAGATCGCAGATCGCATCATGGGCAACGTGTCAGAGGAAGAGGTTCTCGACGAGGCTTCTTACGACAACAAGAGTGCGTACAAGGCTGCCAAAGAGGCGCTCGCGAGCGTCCAGAAGGCTGGTCTAACGATGAAGGATATGGCGAAATCGAAGTGGGGCAAGGCGAACAGCAGCGATGCTAGGGCGCTGAATGATCTAGTCAAGCAGACTGACAAGGTCGCCTCGAAACTCAGGGGTATTGCTGCTGGGCTGGGGGTTCAGGCTGGAGTGTAGGTGATCTCATGACGACTTCTGCAAACATCGACGGTGTTGTGAAGCCTCTTGGTATGGTTCGCCGGGATTTTCATTATGGATCTGGGCGCGTGTACACGATTGGTGAGATCACTCCTCGCCGGAAGAAGAAAAAGACCGGCTATGCCAAGGTGGGCATGATCCGGATCGAGAGCGCAGGCCCCGTGGAGGAAGCTTCATTCACGAAGCCGTACGGTGCCAAGAAGGACAACCTCTGGCTGACTGGCAAGAAGGTCGGTGTTTGGAGGACGATCCGTGGGCGCAGGTACTTCTTCCCTCTGGACGGATCCTCTCCGACCCCGACGGTCAAGGGTGGCAAAAAGAAGGGCAAGGGGATCCTGGCAAAGGTCCTCGGTGTCGTTGGCATTGGTGGCCCGAAGAAGAAAAAGAAGAAGTCAAAGAGCCGTGAATCTGCCGCTGGGATTGAGCAGGCGAGCGACGCCATGAAGAAGACAACGGAGCTTCTCAGGAAGGCCAAGGGGTCCAAGGGCGGCAAGGCTGTCACAGGCCCGCTGAAGGCGATGCAGAAGGCTTTGCAGAACGATGACGCAAAGGCGTTCAAGAAGGCCGAGAAGAGCCTCCAGAAGGCCGCACAGAAGCTCGCCAAGCGCAAGGGGCAGGGATGAGAACTCTTCTGGAAAGAATGGATGAGCTTGATGTGCTGATCCTGGAGTCATGGCAGAGTACTGTCACTCTCGAACTCGATGATTTCGAGGACGAGGTGGAGGGCTATATGTATGACTCATTTTTCCGGGCAAAAGAAAGACGACCGGAGGAGTACGATGCCAAGGACTGGCGCAAGGACAAGGGGTATTCTGATTGGCACAAGATGGTTGTCGGCCCGACCAGGAAGAGCATGGCGAAGATCGCCAGCGGTGTCGCGCGCATCATAAAGGGGCTGGATCTCGATGGGATTCGAGCGACGGTCAAGCCGTGGCCGAGGTCTACCATGTACTCAAGCGGCGGTGATTACGGGACACCTACTGACATGGCGACCGTTTACATTCATAGGGGTGGAAAGCGCGGGAGAACATCTCCGAGCTTTACGTATTTTGGCCCGCGAGAGATTGATGATGTTCTCGATGCTGGGGACGGTGACTTTTTCAACGATCCAGAAGTGGAGCATGCATATTTCCAGGTCGTGAGTGAGCTTCGGAGCCCTGGGAGCACGAGGAAGAGGAAGCCTGTGAAGGTTTACACCTCCAGGCCGAAGAAGGATCGGAAGATCTACGATAACGCGAAAGAGGTCCCATCTGGCATTTTTGTGACGAACGATCCTGATCGTGCGTATGGATTTGGCCGCGATCTCGGAAGCAAGGATGGTCGAGATTTGTACCGGATTGTTGTTGATAGCAATCGGCTGGTGCAGACGCTGAAGTCTGGAAGGATCAGGGACTATCAGATTGTCGGCAAGGGCAAGGTTCCGATTCGCGAGATTGAGAGGATTGCATGAGGGATCTTTTGGAGAGGCTTGCTTCTGTATCCGAGCAGAGGAATGGTGAGTACGAGGGTCGCAAGGTGAAGCTTGAGGATCCGTTCAGGTTGCCTTCTGGCAGTAAGAAGAAGTTCGGCGTCTATGTTCGAAACCCGGATACTGGGAATGTGGTGAAGGTCACGTTTGGGGATCCGAACATGGAGATCAAACGTGACGATCCCGAGAGAAGGAAGTCCTTCAGGGCGCGTCATCGGTGCTCAGAGCAGTCTGACAAGACGTCAGCTGCGTACTGGAGCTGCAAGATGTGGGAAAAAGGAACTCCGGTTTCAGATTTGGATTAGGAGAGGATCATGGAGAATACACGGAAGCTGATGGAGGGTTTGGAGACTGCCTTGGACGAAGAAAAGTGGGTCAAGGGCGTCGAGACGAAGTGGTCTCCGCCAGAGGGGTTCTTCAAGCAGGATGCCGGGAAGATCGCGAGTGGTCTCATGTCGGCGTCGAAGGACAAGGCCCAGGCTATGGAGCGGCTGAACTTCTACATCAACCGTGCCGGGAAGAACCTCAGCGATGAGGACAAGTCTCGCCTGGAGGACGCAAAGAAGAAGCTGTCTGCCATGGGAGAGGATGTCGAGGAGATCAGCGAGGCAAAGGCGGGTGCCGCATCTGTTCGGCTGATCAAGTCAAAAACCGACTTCCTGAAGAAGCAAGCTGGGGAACTTCAGAAGGCCGCGTCTGAGATGCAGTCTGTTTCCAATAAGGCAGGGAAGGCAGGACACTGGGCGATTGCTAATGGCATGTTCCATGTTGCTGCCAGGGTTGAGGATTATGTTCGTCGTGCGCTCAACGAGGTTGAACTTGCGATGGATTCTCTTCCTGGCGATGACGCTTCAGATTCTGTCATGCGTGATTGGGCGATTCGCGTGAAAGACGGGTATTACAGGTAGGTCATGGCGATCAAGTGGGAGCCCAGGCCATTTCCGGCAAAGGTCCTGCGTGTTGTCGATGGCGATACGCTGGAGCTTCTGATCGACTGCGGGTTTGACATCCATAGTCGTCAGATGGTTCGGCTTGCGCGCGTGGACACCCCTGAGATCCGTGGCGAGGAGCGCAACGAAGGTCTGAAGTCCATGGAGTTTGTAGAGGACTTTCTTCACGGGGTTGAGCAGGTTCTTGTGACAACCCAGAAGGACAGGGGAAAGTTCGGCAGGTATATCGGCGAGATTGTCGTCATAAAAGATGGCGAAATGGTCAACCTGAGTGATAGACTGCTGGAAGAAGGTCTGGCAGAGGAGTATGGGAAATGAGTATGCGTGAACTGATCGAAGCAAAGAAGAAAATCACCCCAGAGGTCGACGCTGAGTTGGAGAAAGAGTACTCGAAGATTCGACACATCGAGCCTCAGGAGTTCAACGCATCAACCAAGGCCGGAGAGCGTGTCCGGGTGAAGATTGAACCCGGGAAGAATCTCGGAAAGACGTACTCCATACGGATCGTGAATCCGGGTCGAGGCGTGAACGCTTTTTTCTTTGAGAAACCGGAGGACATTGACGATCTGATGAAGACGATGTCCTCTCTGGTGAAGAAGGCCAAGAAGGCTGTCGAGAAAAACGACAAGGCAAAGAGCGACTTCTGGAAGAGACTCAAGACGGAGTACGACTGATGAGTATGCGTGAACTGATCGAGAGGAAGCTTGAAGAGGGCCGGAAGGTCAGCTCAAGTACGGTCATCCGTGCGTTGCGTGGTGTTGCAGAGGACGAGGATGCTGATGAGGCCGCGTTCCTGAACCTTCTGGCGGACAGAATCAACCAGACATATCCTGGCGAGGACATTGATATCCGGGTGATCAACAAGGTGGCCAAGGAGCCCGTGTTTAAGAAGTACTGGAAGAAGATCGGGAGCGCGGATCTGCGCGAACTCATCTCCGATTCCTGGGACATGATTTCGAATGGAAGGTAGCCATGCGCGAGCTGATTGAAAGAATAGTGTTGAAGTCGTTTCCGGCGCATCTCAAGAAGAAGATGGCCGATGACAATCGCACCCTGAAGAACAACAAGGGTCGGATTATCAAGCGGTTGACATCTCCGTCGGTTGGTATGAGCAAAAAGGAGGCCGAGTCATACTTTGACTCCGTCCTGCATCCGAAGACACAGCTGTCCATCCAGCAGAGGGCGGATGCTTTCCGGTTCATCAAGGAGGGAGTCGAGTTTGACGGAGAAGTGCTGGATGAGATAAGGCAGAGGGCTCCGGCTACTCATGGCACCGTGGATGTTCGGATCGTTCCACTCCGTGGGAAGTGGAAGGTCTTTGTCAGGTTCGATGGAAACCTGGTGGAGAGTGACGAGGCGACGAGTTTCATGAAGGCTCTGAAGAAAGCTTCGCTTCATGCCGCCGATGCTGTAGACATGGGGTACACAGGCGACTTGCCGTGATTAGAGCGAACTCAAGTTCGCATGGAGGTTGTTATGAGAGAGCTGATTGAGAGGATGGAGGCGAAGGGAGAGAACGCGAACCTGCTGGAGCTGCTGAAGAAGAAGGTTTCTGGCTCCAAGATTGTTCGTTCGACGGGGAGTAACCTTTCGAATGCGCCGAGCGGATCGAGTAGGTCCTTGGTTGTCCTCGGGGATGAGATTGCGGGATCTGGTGGCACTGTTCCGTTTAGGAGCGAGTTCACGATAGCAACTCACTTTATTCCGACTGGCAAGGCTGGAGATATGCTCTTTGATCCCAAGTCGTACAAGGAGCTGAAGAGATACCTGCCGAAGCATGAAACGCGGGGCAAGCTCCATGGTCAGAAGCTGAAAGTGTATTTTACCTAGGAATACAGGGTTGACACGCGCTCGTTTCTGAGCGATATTCCCCAGAGAGACGGAACGATGACTATGGCAATAACCAGAATGGCGACAGAGCGCAAACAAGGCGGGAATGACCGTCCTGTCGACGTGCGCCCGGACGCCACGACGGAAAGGCCATAGGAATTCGGGACGTCTTTTTCGATCTAAAAATCACAAAAACAAAAGGCGTCTCGGAAGACACGGAATTGTGTGTTCTTTGACAACTTACGTTCCAGACGGCTCCATGGACTAATGGTTAGGTCAGCGGCCTTTCACGTCGCTAGTGGCGGGTTCGAGTCCCCCTGGAGTCAATTTGGCTCCTTAGCTCAGTTGGTTTTAGAGCGCTGGCCTGTTAAGCCAGAGTGCGTGAGTTCAAGTCTCACAGGGGCCTCCATGCTGGATTAGCTCAGCAGGCAGAGCACCTCCTTCGTAACGAGGATGTCGCCGGTTCGATTCCGGCATCCAGCCATATGAAAAAGGCAAGCTGGAGTCGCCTAGTGGTTGATGGCACTGGATTTGTAATCCAGAGGCGAAAGCCCGCGTCGGTTCGAATCCGGCCTCCAGCTCTGACGGACCGATACTCAAGTGGTCAACGAGATCTGACTTTTAATCAGATGCCTTTGTGCTTCGAGGGTTCGAATCCCTCTCGGTCCTCCAAATGCCTCTGCGATGTGACTGGTCGCATGCGAGATTTCCAATCTCGACGAGTCGGTTCGAGTCCGGCCAGGGGCTCAGAAGCGTAGATCAATTGGTAGATCACAAGCTTTTGGTGCTTGGTGTTGTGGGTTCAAGTCCCACCGCTTCTTTTGAATGGGGCTGTAGCTCAATTGGGAGAGCGCTTCGCTTGCACCGAAGATGTCGCAGGTTCGATTCCTGTCAGCTCCACCGACGAACTTTAGTTCGTCATTGATCCGTAGCTCAGTGGATAAGAGCACCTCTCTCCGGAAGAGGGTGTCGTAGGTTCGATTCCTACCGGGTCAGAAAACGCCCCTGTAGGCTAGTGGATAAAACCGCAGCGCTACGGACGCTGAATCGCTGGTTCGAGTCCAGCCGGGGGTGCCAGCGGGCCATAGCTCGAAGGTCGAGCGCCGTTCTCATAAATCGGTGGTGAAGGTTCGATTCCTTCTGGCCTGAAACATCGGGGCATAGCTCAGCTGGGAGAGCGGGGGCCTTACAAGCCTCAGGTCGCAGGTTCGATCCCTGCTGCCCTGACTGTTTTCCTGGATTCGTCCAGGTGGGTTTTCTGGCTTGACACGATTTGTGGCTATGGTAGCTCTTGATGCAGAGAGACAGGCATCGAGGCACGTGTTGAGAGAGAAAAGGAGATAGTTATGATTTTGAAAATAAAACAGCAGAGTCAGGAAGATGGTGTGTCGGATCGCTGGTGGGTCCTCGGTGAGATTGCCAAGGTCAGCTATGCGATGGAGCCGATGGAGGGTTTCTACGTCGGCAACGAGAAGGATCCAAAGACAGACAAACTGCATGCAGACATTGTTCTGGTTAATCCCATGGCGTCAGTCAAGGATGACGAACTTCAAACGGTTCCTGTTAATCGGATCGTTGCCAGGGATATTCGTGACAAGGAAACGGTGATTCTCTTCAATACGGTTGCATATTTGTGCAACGATCGTGGAGAGACCATAGAGAAGATCGTCGGAAATCACTGGTAGGTAGCAGCCTTCTGTCTGTCTCTCTTTTTTTGTAATCGGTAAGTGTTTCCGGGATTAGTTCAGCCTGGAGGAACGCTCGCTTTGGGAGCGAGAGGTCGCAGGTTCAAATCCTGCATCCCGGACTGTTTGAGATGGTGCATTCGCGTAGTGGTCTATCGCACCGGCCTGTCACGTCGGAATTCACGGGTTCGAATCCCGTATGCACCGCCGAGGAGTAGAGCATTGGATGACTCGCTTGCTTCGGGAGCAAGACCAAGCTGGTTCGATTCCAGTCTCCTCGAAACGGATCCGTAGGCTAGTGGATGAAACCGGTCGGCTTCTACCCGACTCTCCCCCGTTCGAATCGGGGCGGATCCTCTCTCCCAGGATGGCCAAGTCTGGTAAGGCACGCCTCTCATACGGGCGGTATCGCAGGTTCAAATCCTGCTCCTGGGACTGATTGCCTCGTAGCTCAGGGGACAAGAGCAGAGGATTCCTAATCCTCGTGTCGGCGGTTCGATTCCGTCCGGGGCAGCAAGCGGGGATTATTCTTCTTTGGCGTACACGCCGGGGGAGTGGGTGACGGACTCTGTCACAGGCTCGGTCTCTGGGATCCCCTTTAGTTCGGACAGGACGCCTTTGGTGGCTTCCTTGAGTTCCTTCAGAAGGTCGAGGTATTCGTGGTTTGGCATGCTGTAGTGGTGCTTTATTCGTTCTAGGAATTCGATTTTCTGGGAGAGGCCAGAGTTCCTCATGACGCATCCTACGCCAGTTTGGTGGTGCCAGAATTTGCATCCGGCTGCAAAGCGCCATGTGGAGCTTCTTTCGTCCCGAGAGAAATATCGTGTCTCGTTGTCGAAGATGCAGTCACCGAGGAGGTAGAACGCAATCTCGACATGCTTGATGGCTGGCCCAAGGCAGAACTCGCGGACATTGGTGTCGAAGCTCCTGTCGATGTTCCATTCCTTGACTGCTTCTGCCGCGTTTCTTCGGATTTCTTCGAGGTACCACTGGTTGAGCTGGAAGATCTTGTCTGTGACGAAGGAGTCCCATTCCTTGTCGAACGTCTCGACGAACTCTTCGTTCCTGTGCGGGCTTGGGGTGGTGGCTTTCAGCCATTTTTCGTGACCTTCGCGCATCGCCTTGTCGTGGTGAGACCAGTCCAGCTTGTAGAGCACGGCTGATGACCCTTTCCCTTCAACAGGGTACAGGTCGTCCGCTCGGCCAAGCCTGACGATCTTTGGAAAACTCAATGGGGATTTCAGTGAAAGCATGACGTTACCTCCGTCGTTGTAATGATGCCACGACCCTCGTGGCGTTCCCGAACGATCTATTTCTGTCACATCGGAGTTGTCGTGTCAATGCCAGAGGCAGCAGGAGGCGATTCCTTGGCCTCTTATTTGTATTTGGAGCGTGGGTTGTGATTTCCGAGAAAACGGCGAGGTTTGGCGTGTGCTTGCTCAGTCGGCTGGATCTTTACCGTCTTTGATGATCTGGATCGCGCGATGGATCGGGAGGTTGAACTTTTCCTCGATGATGACCATGTCGGCTTTTTCCCATCGGTGGCCAAATCGCACGTCCCGGCAAATGTCTCCTTCGACGACGGTGACGTGCCCGCATACGCGCAGGTAGCTTCTTCCGGTTGCGAACCCTCGCTCGACGCTTGTGTTATTGCAGGTCTTTTCACCGGGGAGCATGGATTCTAGTATTTCTTTGACTTTTTCGAGTTTCTCTTCTGGGCTCATTTGTGATTTCCTTTCTAGTCTGCGTTCCAGCCTTCGGATACTCCGAACGCGAAGACTTCTGCTGTGTACCCGAGGATGTACCCGAGGATGAACAGCGGGGAGAATGCGACTCTGACGATGGTTCTCAGGATTTTTCGGGTGGTTTTCATTCTGTCCTCCTTCCGGCGAACTTGGGTTCGCTCAGATGAATACGCAGTTGCCCTCTTCGTGACGGATGAAATCCTCTCCGAACATCTCCATCCACTGTTCCTTGGTCGTTTTGTAGTCTGCGAACGTGGTCGCGTTCTCGGCGCACCATTCGGCCAGTGCTTCTGCGGACTCGAAGACGGGGCTCTGGGGCGAGCCTTCAGAAGTCGTTTCCCAGAGTTGGAAGCCCTCGCCTTCGGGTGGATCTTTGCGATCCCAGGCGTCGTTCTTCTCCTTGTGCTCCTTGCTGTCGAAGATCTCTCCTTTGCCCTTGCATTCTTGGCATTCGACTTCGATGCCCCTCTCCTTGCACTTCTTCTTGATGAGGACGTGTGCGCACAAAGGATTCAGCCCGAATCCTGTCCTGTCGTACTCGGCGAGTTCATCCGGCGTAGGGATGTAGCCGTTGTTGAACTTGAGCCATGAGTTTCCGCCCTCTTCCTTCTGCTTGCGGACGATCTCGCGTTGCTCTTCGTTGATCGGCACCCGGGTGAAGTCCCAGAGGAGATCGGACTTAGCCAGAATCTCGGCCTCCTCCTGGGTGAGGTTCTGGCTCCATGCGTTCGCATTGTATCGACGGGTTTTCTCCTCGTCGACCCAGACCCATTTTTCGTCGTGGTATCCGTACCATTGCAGGAGCAGCAGTTTGGCCAGTGGACTGTAGCCGAGTCCTATGCCGTCGCCGCATTCCGGGCACTTCCTCGGTCGGTGCGGATTGATGTACCCTTTCCAGGTTTTATTGAGCGGCCAATCGAAATCCATGGGCACTCTTCTCAGCTCTCTTCCCATTTTTTTCTCCTATGAAACGAGCTGGAACAGCTCGTCGGTTGTGAGTTCTTCGTCCTGGAGTTTCATCGTTGTGGCCGAGATCAGGTCTTCGAGTTTGATCTTCGACCATTTCTTTGCTTCCTCGGGAGTGAGCCCGAGCAGCAGCGCCATAGCAATCTTGACCTTCGAGTTGCCGACCATCTTGGGTCCGGTAACGCTCAGTATCATCGGATTGCCTGGGGCGTACTCCGCGACCTGGTCGATGACTTCGTTGTCGATCTTGCTGACCTGCCCCCATGCCCAGATGGCCCTCAGGATCGGTTGCATCTCTTCCTTGGGTCCTTCGAGCCAGGTTGTGTCATGGCAGGACAGCACGTCCGTCTCGATCTTGACCGAGATGGATCCGTTCATTCTTTCGGTGACGTCCGTGATCTTGCCACCGTATCCGAGTTCGAACTCAAAGAGGGTGATCATGGCCTGGTCCAGTGTGATCTCGGACTTCGGCGGGACGTTCTTGAAGGTGTTCTCGAACGGCTTTTTTCGCTCTCCGTATCTCGTCAGCATTTTTCTTCCCTCCTGATTTTTTCGATATACTCGTCGCATACTTTTTTCGCTTGCCTGAGGGAGCATCCGGTCCGCTTTCTGTATCTTGCGATTGCGTAAATTCTGTGTTTGGACGCAAGCCTTGATCTGAACCCGGCATGTGGAATGCCGTCCAGGGCCTGCATCTCTCTTCTTTCGAGCAGGGCGGGGTTTTTGGGGTCGAACGGCGTCTCCGGATCGATAAATGCCCGGTGGTTCTGGACGCCTTGGCGGACGAACTCAAGTTCGTGGAGTGCTCCACGGCATTGCTCGTCTTCCATGGACTGCAGCACTTTGTGATAGTGGGCGATCCTCGTGTCGAGGAAGGCGAGTAGTTTCTCGGTATTGATCGTGTCATCCTTCATTGTCTTCTCCGTCCTCGGTTTCGATCATTCCGGATGCGCTCGTGTACTCGCCGCACTCCGGGCAGTAGATGTAGTCTGTCAGGAACATGCAACCGCAATTCTGACACTCGTACTTGATCATCGTCTTCTCCTATCGACCGACGCCGGTACCGGAGACTCCGTTCGGCAGGAAGCGCTCGGCCAGGGCATGCAGCTCTTCCAGGGAGAGCGTGATGGCGTGCTCCTCGACGAGTCCCTTCTTGGTAATGGAGACGCCGTGGTCGGATTCGATCGCGAATCCGTGGTCGACGACGATGCCTCTCTCCTCTGGGATCTCTTTTCCGGTTTCGTCGACGACCTTGTCGCCGAGTTTCCAATTCAGCATGTCTGATCCTGCGTAGTGCTTTGCCATTTTCTTGTTTCCTTCCTCCGGGCATCTTGCTCGGCATCTGTGAAGACATTAAGCCGGTTTTTAAGGTTTGTCAACAAAAGATTCGAAGAAAAGTGCGGCTTCATAAGCGTTTGAGATGTTTGCGTTTACGTGGAATGTTTCTGTTTCCTGATATGGCTTCGATCAGAAAAAATGTTTCATTCGTTCCATATGGTTGCTCGTTGTCCCTTGTGTTTCCGTTTTCCTAGATGGATCTCGGTCGTGATTAATGCTTCCGTCTGCCGTTCTGCCTGCGATTCACATGGTTGTTTCGCTCCTGCACTGTGTCTGCTCTGACTCCTTTTGGTTCATTTCAGCATGATGGATACGATCGAGAGTCTTGCTTCTGTCGGTCAACTCGTCTCACCTTCCATTATTCTGGTTCATTAATGCCACCTGGGTGCGCTCCAGTTTTGTGGTTCTCTTTCCGGAAATGGCTTCGATCGAGAGATATGGTTCCGTCGCTGTGGTTGGCTTCGTTTCAGCGTTATGGTTCCATTGCCACGCCTGACTACTCTTCATCCTTTGGGATCCGTCACGTCGATTGGATTCACTCTCAACACTTGCTTCCGTCATTCGTCATGGCTCCGATCCGCGCAACTGTTTCTATCTGGCCTTCTGTCTTCGAATGAGCGGTTTGACTCCATCGATTTTACTGTCTTCGATCGCACACCATGTTTTTGTCGTGAGTGTTGGCTTCGATTCGTTGTGTTGATTCTCTCTGGATCCATGTCTTCGTTTTGATCACTTGGTTCCGTCTAATATCATGGCTGGTTCTGAAACCATGCTTCTGTCCGGGTACATGTCTTCGATCGGGTGACTTGGTTCTTTCTGTTTTTATGTCTTCGATCTCCGAGTGTGGTTCGGTCTTGGAAGATGTCTTCGATCAACCCACTTGTTTCATTTCCACAAGATGTCTTCGATCAGAGATCGTGTTTTTGTCGTGGATGATGTCTTCGATCACGAGCTTTGGTTCTTTTACGCAGACTGTCTTCGAATCTTCTACTTGGTTCGTTCAAGCAGCGTGTCTTCGATCGTATTCTTTGTTTCTGTCGTCGAAAGTGTCTTCGATCATGAGCAGTGGTTCTTTTACCTAGACTGTCTTCGTTCGGGCATCGTGTTTCCGTCAGGAAGATTGTCTTCGATCACCGAGCATGTTTCAGTTGTTTCCCGTGTCTGGTTTTCAAAGAGCAATGCGAACTTGAGTTCGTTTTCTAGACCTCGCCGTAGAGGTGCCGGAGGCTTTTTCCGTCGGTCTCGACCTCGGGCGGCGCGATGTAGTGGGAGTGTTCTCCTTCGCAGTGCTTCGAGAAAGCGAACGGTACCGGGGGTGCCTCACCGTAGTAGTCCCGGTACATGACGTCGTGGAGGTGGCTCAGGAAGAGCTTGACCACCCAGCGTCTCGCGCGCGCGTGGATGTGCGCGGGAGGGAGCTTGCCCTTCTCGTAGAAGGACTTGGCCCGGGATCGCTCCTTCTTGAGCTTGGAGAGGCACACGGCGGCATATTTGGCGAATTCTCCGGCCTCGTTTTTGGCCACTTCCTTGGCCTTGCGTTCGGCGAAGAGGTGCCCGTAGAAGTCGCTCTCGCGGTTCTGTGTCTTGACCCAAGACTCCCCGGCCTTGAAGCAGAGGACCTTGGCCCGATCGTTCCATGGGCGCAGCTGCCCCTTCTCCCAGGAGATGTCCGGGTTGAGGCCCGCGTAGTTCCAGAAGTGGCCTGCGGTCTTGGGCCGGATGAGGACGCCCTCTCCGGCGCGGAGGTCGTTGGCGTTGACCTCGTGGACGACTTTGCAGCTGCGGTCCTTGGTCTCTGGTCCGTTTCCGTCGTCTTCTTCCTTTTCGCCGTGGCCTCGGCGTCCGGTGCAGCGGAACCGGAGGATCCCGTTCTCGAAGTCTCCTCCGTAGGGGCGCATGCGGCGCTTCTGCTTGCCGTGCTTCTTGTCCTGGGCCTTGTCGGTGCAGTTGCAGTCGATGAGGAGCCGCTCCCGGATGTCGAACGTGGTCAGGAAGGCTGCCGAGAGGACATCGGCGATCCCGGTGATGCCCTGGAGCCATTGGCCGACAGCGTACTCTTCGGCGAAGATCCGGAGCGAACTCTTGACGTCGCTCTCGATCAGGTCGAAGTTGCCGTGAGCCCAGTCGAGCAGATCTGACGGCTCTCCCTGGTCGTTGCACCGGAGTCTCTGGTGGTTGGCCCGGATGCGGACGTTCTGGTACTGGTAGTAGGAGTCGATGAGGTACCGGGCCTCTTGGATTCCCATGCGCTTGGCGTTTTCCCTGAGGTCCTGCGTGAGCCGGATCGTCGGATCCTGCATGGTGAACAGCTTCCTGGATGCTGCCGGGGTGCGCGGTTTGTTTTTCTTCTTGTCGTCTTTCGTTGCCATCTTGCTTCTCCTTCTCCGACCACCTTGGTCGGGATCATTTTGTATGCATGTGTTGCAATTGTTTTCTTGGTTTGTCAACCCTCTTTCTCGACGACCCACATTCCGGCCTCCAGGATCTTGTCCCGCTCGTAGGGGATCCAGGACTCGACCATGTTCATGTGCTCGATCCAGCACTTGTCGGCGGGACCGATGTGGATGATCTTCTCCTGCAGCTCGTGGTCTGCCGGGATGACGTCGAAGTGGGCGGTGTGGTACTTGCCGAGCATGTCCTTGCGCTTCATGTTCAGGGCGGCCTGGACCATGCCGCAGAATCTTTCCAGGCTCTTCTGGGTGTCGATGTCGTCGCGCTCCAGGATCTCCGTGGGGCACAAAGAGATGCCGTACTTGATGACTTCCTTTTCCATCCTACTCCTCCGTTTTTTCTTTGTAGACACGCATGATGGTCCGGATGACCCTGTGCGGGATCATTGTGTCATTTTCGATCGCGGAGATCGATTCCTCGCAGTACTGGGCCACGGCGGGTGAGAGGTCGTTTTGCGTCAGGAGGAACTGGGCCTTCTTTTTGAAAGCCTTCCTGTGTATCAGCTGATCGATGTGTCGGAGTGCGCTCTCGATCTTGTTCTTGAATGGATGGGTCGAGTGGACGTGGACGGCTTCCGGGACGGGCAGCGTGCCGTCTTTGACCTTCGGGACGTACCATCTGGCGATGTCGAGTCCGGTTTCCTGGAACTCGCCGAGGTGGTAGTCGAAGCTCACCTCGGTGATCTCCCCTGTCCCCAGCAGATCGATTGCCTCATCGTAGTCCTTCGCCAGCATCCACCCCTCTGGGGCTGGGCGAGTGTCGTCGATGTAGAGTTTCATTGGATCCTCCTACTGGATGGTGAACTCGCCGCGTCTCAGGACGACGAGGACCTCAGTTTCTTTTTCCGGGTCGTTGATTCCTGTGATCGCGATGGTGTCGTTGTCGACCCGCTCGCAGCGGGTCACATAGAGGGAGATTCCGCTATTGATCAGGTCGATGAACTCTCCGGGATCCGGTTCGAACTTCGCCATTTCGTTCAGGGTGATGATCGACACGTCCATGTTCTCGGCGAGGAGTTGACGAAACCATCCTTTTCTACAGGAAGGCCGATCGAGGAGCCGTTCGAAATCGAGTTGTTCTTCTTCGTCTCGTATCATGGTCCCCAGGGCGAAGCAATTAGCTCTCTCGATTGCGTTCTCTGTCAAATGGAGATTACCGGCTCCGATGCTCTCCTGGAGATCGTTTATGTCTCTTGTGAGTAGTCTGATCATTGTGTTCCCCTATTCGCATTCGCTGATGGGATCGAAGAGCGATCCGTGTTCGTAGAGGTCGTTGTCCTCTATGGTTCCGTAGTCGTCACCGACGATTTTGTCGACTTCCTCCTCGTCGATGAAGATGTCCAGTTCATCGGTTTCTTGTGGCGGAAACCTTCTTGGTCTCTTGGCGATCATGGCGTTCCTCCCTCCGTGCATCTTGCGCGGTATCTTGGGCCTGAAGAAAGTGTTAGCTCCGGATTTGTGGTTTGTCAACTTTTGTGATACTTTTTTTCGGGCCATCTTTTGTGGCGACAGGAGCCGATCCCCAGCGGCATTCCTACCTGTCGCCACTTTTTTGTTGTGCGCGACACAGTTTTTCTGATAGTTTTTGTTGAGTAGGAATTGAGTAATGCGTCTCAACGTAGAAATAAAGAAGAACGTGTATGATGAACTCGCGCATCACTGTGCCCGGGAGGGCAAGTCGATCAGCGAGGTTGTTCGCGGACTGGTGACGAATTGGAATGCCAAGAAGCGCAGGGAGGAGTTTCAAATCCTGCGCACAAGAGAAGGCACTGAAGAGGTGAAAGATGACGGAGAAAAGCGCTCAGGGTGAGGGACAGGCCAACATGGACATGGTAGTCGCCGGAGATGAGAAAGTCGAAGCCCCGAAAACCAAGGGGAATGCGATGGACGTCGGCCCCGGGATCTTGTCTATGGACCTGCCGTGCGGGTACATTGATGAAGATGGGATCTTGCACGACAAGATTGTCGTGGGGGAGATGACCGGCTACGAAGAGGACATTCTGGCTGGGAAGGGGCCTGTGGTCCCCCGTCTGAACCAGATCATCGCCAACTGCACAAAACGGTTCGGTGACCTGACCGATAAAAAGGACATCAACGAAGCGGTCACGAACATGACATCTGTGGATCGGATGGTGGCACTGATTGCGATCCGTCGAGTCTCCTTGGGTGACTTTTACGATGTGAAGATTCAGTGTCCGGACAGGGAGTGCAAGGCGCAGAATCGGTTCAGCCTGGATCTCTCCGAGATCGACATCGTCCGGATGAAGGACCAAAAGGCCCGTGTGCGTGAGGATGTTCTGGACTCGGGGCGTCGGGTCAAGTGGCATGTCATGAGTGCCGAGGATGAGAGCTGGCTTTCGAAGCACGGAAAGCGCAAAGAGGACATGCTGACGCTGGCGATGCTTTCCAGGATCGACGCTGTGGACGTTGCGGGCGAGGATGGGGTCTTGGGGCTCTATGTGATTGATCGGTCGACAAGGGATGGTCATCGGAACGCCATCGCGGCCCTGAAGTCGATCGGGATTCGGGATAGGAATTTCATCAGGCGGCTTTTCGAGAAGTTCGAAGGATCCGTGGACACTGAGGTCGAGTTCGTTTGTCCATCGTGTGGTCACGAGTGGTCTGCGGATCTGGACGTCGGGCAAGCGGGTTTTTTCTTCCCATCGGGCACGTAGGTGCCCTTGAGGAGGAAGTCTTTTTTCTCGAAGAGCTGCAGAGCGTTGGCTACGATAGTATAATGGCCTTGCCATGGAGCAGAAGGAAGCGGTTTGTCGAGAAGAAGAATGACCTTGAGAAGCGAAAAGCAGACCAGGCCAGACAGGCTGCGAATCGGGCGAGATCCATGTCACGAAGACGGCGGTGACGAACTCAAGTTCGTTTTGGAGTAGACCATGGGAAGCTTTCTCGGTGCAGCTTTTGGATTCGGAGCCCGCGACGTTGGGTTCGAGGCCGCGATCGGATCTGCGGTAAACAGCCTCGACAACATCAACAACCTCTTGGACGAACAGGACAAGAAGGGATCCAGTGTTGGCAAAATGTGGAAGGGGATGCGCAACCGTGTGAAGGAGTTCAATGTGGCTTCTATCGCGGGAGACATGCGGACCCTGACGGGCGAGACGGGGAACCTTTCGAACAGCATGGAGTCAATGGCGGCGAGCTACGCCCAGGCGTCGAAGCCGATCATCGCGTCGATGAATCTTACCGCGAAAGAGGCGCAGAAGATGAACAGCCAGGTCGTCGGAATGGCGATCGGGTTGAATACCGGTGCAGAGGCTGTGGCGGAGACGTTCAAGGCCATTCACAGTGCTGGGGAGCCTGCCCGTCAGGCCCTTGAAGCCATGGCGATGACCGAGAAGGAATGGGTCAAGGTCACCCAGACAACCGGTGTGGCCATGGATCAGTTCGTTGGTGTGATGGGGGACATGGTTGCAAGTTGGGGGGCTTCTGGCGAGCAGGCCGGAGAGATGATCAACAACATCATGGCCATTGGGAAGGCTGCGGATGTTGGAACCGAGGCCATCAAGGGAATGAAGGGGCAGCTCGACGCGATCGATGAGATCTTCGAGGAGCTTCCTCCGTCAATGGCGCGGACGTCAGATGAGATCCAGAGCCTCATGGAGTCCACGTACAAGCTCTCGGGCGCGTTCAGGGACATGGGGGACACTGAGGCTGATGCTGTTGCGCGCGCGCAGGACACGGCTAAGATGTTTGCCCAGCAGTCGGTCTTGATTGAAAAATTGTATGCAATGGGTGGAGAAGGCGCCCTGGACGATTCGCCTCTGTTCAAGTTCCTGACCCAGCTTGGCGTCGGGACAGAGGAGGCTCGTGATATCATCAACGAGGGATCGCGGGATGTTGTGAAGGGGGTCACGCGGATCAACGAGAAGTTTGCGGAGATGGGTGGCGACACGTCTCCGCAGGTGCAGTACGCCCTTGCTGAGTTGAACAAGGCGATGGGGCAGTCTTCGGCGGGGCTTGGTTGGTTGGCATCGAACACAGATCAGGGAACGAAGTCTCTCGACCGGATGAATAAACTGGTGGTTCAAGGGGAAAGTGCCCTGAAGGACTATGGGAAGCAGGCGTTCAGCACTGGACGAACCTTGCAGGACCAGCTCAACTTCGCACAGGAGAGATTCGATACGCAGCTTCGGAAGGTCGGGCGCAAGGAGGCCAAGGACTTCGTGAAGCGGCAGTCGAGTGCATATCGTGAGGTTGGCAAGGAGATTCAGGAGCTGGGTTCGGATGAGACATGGGGGCCGCTGGTCAACTATCTCTCGGTGTTCCGGCAGGCTGGAATGGCCGGGATTGGACAGAAGCTCGCGAAGGACATCGGGGGCGAGGAGGCGGCACAAGGGGCTGCGAAGTTTGGTGTCGGGCTCGGTGTGGTGGTTGATACGGCGAAGCAGCTCGGGGACGAGCTGGGTCCTGCTATGGATATACTTGGAAAGTTCGGTCCTCTCGGAATGGCTGCTGGAGGGATTGCGACCTGGTTTATGATGTCGGACGAGCAGAAGAATCAGATCAAGAAGGTCCTGAAGCCGCTGATTGACTGGATCGGCAAAAGTCTGAAAGAGCAATTTGACAAGATGGCGGATCCGGATACGGTGAACTCGATTGTTGAGAAGGCTGGAAGTGTCGTGAAAGGCATCATTGATGTGGCGATCGATTGGGGCTCGATTGGGAAGAAGTTCATGGATTCGATTGATTGGACTAAGCTTGGGAGAAATTTTGCGATAGCTCTTGGATCTGCATTTAAGGGTACTACCTTCGGGACGATTACAGGCATCGAGAAGGCTGGTCATGAGGCGGCTGCAGAAGAAGCCCGGATGGGAGCAGAAGCCTCAAGTGCCAGGATAATTGAAGGCGCAATAGAGGAGTCAAGGAGGCTTGGCAAGGACATCGAATCCCGTATGAAGTACATCGCTCAGCAGAGGAAGCAGCTTGCTGATTTGGAGGATCAGTTCTTTGCAGGTGGCATCGGAGAGCGCGAGTTCCAAGAGCAGGAAATGTGGTTTCTGGAGCAGATCAAGGATGAGCAGGCTGCCATTCAAGAGTCTGGAAAGCTGATTACAGATAACATCGCCATGGGCATGGAGCATGGCGAGCCTCAGATGAAGGAGATGGTGGATGCCGTCCTGAGCGAAGCCGTGAAGAAGCAGCTCCCGCAGTCTCCTCCGGAGGAGGGGCCACTCCAAGGGGATTACCTCCCGAACACGGGTGCGAAGATCATTCAGATGATCGGTGATGGGATGCTCCAGGAGGCTCCGAATTTCACGATGCTGATGTCCGAGATCCTGGAGGAGTCGGCCATTCAGTCTCTGGAGGCTTACAATACAAAGGTCGAGGAGTGGTCGAAGAAGAAATCGCTCCTCAGGAGTGTTGCGAGGCAGATGGTCGAGGAGTTTGGTGGGGAGCTTTCGCTTGGGAAGGTCGACGTCCAGGGCGACACGCTGAGTGCAAAGCAGACGTTTGAGACGGCTCTGAACCTTCCTGGCCTTGCTGGTGTGGTCGCGGCGATTGCTTCTGATGGGCACAAGACACGGGTTCTTCTGAAGAAGATCTGGGAGGACACGCATTCGATGGCGACTTCGGAGATGTTCAAGTCGGGTGCGCCGAACACCGGGGCTGCGAGCCCGGCACTTCCGTCGTAGGAGAGTGGGCGATGAGAGCGGTAGATCCAAAACCGAGAGAAAACCTCCTTACTTCGAGGCCGACATCGAAGATGCAATTCATGCGCGAGTACCTCATTCACGATTCTGAGCGGGATGGGCTTGTGCGTTTTCGGGGACCTCTGATTGAGCCGAACTGGGCTGGGGTCGAAGAGAACGAGAGTGAGTATGTGGTCGACGATAGTTGGATCGCGCTCTATCATGTCGCGCGTCAGCAGTACGGGGATCCAAATCTCGACTGGGTCATCGCGATGCGGAATAGGCTCGATCTTCCAGACACGCAGATCTATAGAGGGATGACCCTGAAGGTTCCAAACCGAGATTGGGTGGAGGATACGCTCCTTCCACAGGGTGTCGTTCTTAGGAGCATTGCCTGATGCTGTATCACTCCCCAGTTGCCCAGGTGATCATCATCGATCCCGATAGCGGACAGGAGTGGAAGTGGACATCTCCCGATCTCCCGTACTTGACCGGGTGCACGATCAACTATGAGCGCGGGCGAGTTTCTGTTTTTACGGTCAGTTTGGACATCACGTACGAAGTTGGGATCAAGCTAATGAGTCTTCCGAGCCCGTTCAAACAGGGCAATATCGTGAAGGCGCGGATTGGGTACGCGACGGGGGGGTGGACTCCATGGGCCTCTGGATTCCTTCAGCAAGGCGGAGCTGGTCTCAGCCTCGATGCGAACGGTCTGTCCGGCCAGATCACGATCCAGAACGCTGCGATCAGTGCTCAGTACAAGGCAGACAAGGTTGGGATTCGCGAGGCGGATGGTGACTTGGTTCGGATTCTTGAAAACTGTGCCCGGTTCATGGGGCTGGAGTTGAATATCTCGGTGGACGCAGACACGGCGATCCTGGGAGACAAGAAGCAGTATGCGAATGGTCTTCTTGACCTCAACTCGTTGGATATCGTCAAGAAGATCTGCACGGATTGGAATCTTGAGTGGTGGACGGGGACCGCTGTAGGGACGGAGGACGGTGGCAGAAAGTTGTTCGTCACTACGCCTGGTGAGCTTTCGAAGAAGGTCGACCAGGATACGGTCGTGAGAACTTACATGGTCCGTGGGGTCATTGACGACGCGAACAATTTGTATCCGTGTCTCTCCTGGAGCCCCGAGGGATCCGAGTTTGCTTCCTGGCTTGTTGGGACCACCCAGGACCCGGCGGGGCATGGTGTCGATGCGGCGGATATTGATGTTGACACGGGGGAGGTCTACGAGATCTCGGTGGAGCCGTCCCAGCAGGATGTGGCGACCGTCGGGTTCCTCTCTGGGGACCCTCCGCGAGATGAGTGGTTTGATGAGCTGACGAACGATGTGGAGAAAGCGGACGGAACACAGGGTGAGTACATGAGCTTCCCCGTTGATCCGGCTGACAAACCAAAGGCTGAAGCTCAGGTCAAGAACCGGCAGTTGCAGGGGAACCAGGCGCAGAAGGGTGTGATCACGTCGATCGGGGTCCCGGATGAGCGCGTAGGGAATCATTGCAGGTTGTTGGCGGCCGGGGCGATTTTTGACGATTTGTACATGGTGGACAAGATGACTCACACGTATGCGCCCGGGAGCTGGGACATGTCTCTGACCGTGCACCGAGAGGGGACGAAGGCGAAGACGGGCGATCAGCAAGAAACACAGCAGGGGCAGATGTAATGGCGTTCTCCGGGAAATCGATGCTGCAAAGGCTGCAGGACCCGATCGGGTGGCTGAAGAACGCCATTTCGACGATTGGCCTTGAGGGCTTTGCTGGCCGCTACTATGGCCTGTACTCTGGACGCGTGATAGACAACTCGGACCCGGAGCAGCGGGGACGTGTTCGGGCGCTGTGCCCTGCCATTCGGCATGTCAAAGAGGAAGACGTCAGCGAGGACTTCTGGATGATGCCTTCGATGCCTGGGTTGGGAATCGATCCGGACACTGGACAGATGACTGGCGTCTTTCACCCTCCGGATGAGGGGACGAATATCTGGATCTTGTTTCGCCATGGGAACCCGGAGTTTCCAGTCTATATCGGCGGGTGGATCACGAAGAACAAGGAGTCGGATACGTTCGACAGTGAGGATGCGCTGAAGAAGGGGATTCGGACGAAGACCGGTCACTACATTCGGCTGAACGACGACGCGGAGGATCTGAATCTAACGATCGGCCGAGGGGACGGATCCGGTGCCGAGACTCCGATGTTCCTGTCTTTCACGAAGGAGGGTCATACGATCCTGACGAACATTCTGGGTTCCGTATTGTACATGAATGGGGAGAAGCCAGAGACTAGCTTGATGACGGCGAATTCAGATGGGGACGTGACATCGTTCCTTCTGCTTGGGGATGACAAGCTCACCCTGGCGACGAAGAGTGGAGGTGCCTACGGGATCGACGGGAAGGATCACACCCTCACTGGGGACAATGTGATCGCGGACTGCTCGAAGGAGTTTGTTGCAAATGCTGGGACGGTGAGGCTGGCGAAGGGGGCGAGTGAGCCTGCGGTCCGGGGGAACAAGTTCCTGCTGTGGAGTCTCGTGCATCAGCACACGGCGACTATCCCGCTTGGGACGACGGTGGTAGGCCCGACGCCTCCTCCGACTCTGTACAAGGAACTCTCTGAGAAAGTGCTGATCGGGTAATGGCGAGCAAATGCAAAATACCGATACCTCCGACGCTGAAACTCGCGCTGCCGATCCCGCAGCCGCCGATCAGTATTCCGAGTCCGCCGAAGCTTCCGGGGGTTCCAGGTGTACCGTCGATTCCTGGTGTCTCCTTGAATGTGTCAGGATTGAAGTTGGCGCTGCCGATCCCGCAGCCGCCATTTTCGATTCCTGGGCCGCCGAAGCTTCCGGATGTCCCTGGTGCCCCGGATATTCCGGGGGTGACGCTGAATGTTCCGGGGTTGAAACTTGCGCTGCCGATCCCACAGCCGCCGTTTTCGATCCCGAGGCCGCCAAAATTGCCCGAGACACCGGAGGTTCCACCGTGTCCTCTGGATTGAAAATGGAGTGCGAACTTGAGTTCGCTTTGATAGGATAGAGCGATGCCGACTGCATACCAGCCACCTCCAGTTTCGAGCGCGGACACCGTGAAGACGCTGGCGTTCCCGTTCCAGCGTGGACCATCTGGGTTCCCGGCTCTTGCGGATCCGAAGAGAGTGGCGTTCTACAAGATTTCATCTCTCCTTCTGACGGCGAAGGGCGAACGCGTGATGAACCCGGACTACGGGGTGGAAATCCACAACTACGTGTTCGACAATCTGACTCCGATCACTGCTGCGAAGATATCGTCTGCCGTGGTGGCGGCGATCCAGACCTGGATCCCGGAGGTGACAGTTCTCAGGGTGGTTCCGACACTTCAGCAGAACAACGACAAGACGCAGTCGACGATCATCCTGGAGATTTCTTACAGGGTGGCAAACCAGGCTGCGAACATGCAGGTCCCGATAAACGTCGGGACAATTCAGAGTAATCCGTGAGGAGTTGATAGATGACGGATCCTTACAACCCACTGGTTCAAGACCTGACCCCTCTGAATGAGGTCAAGTACGCTGCGCGGGACTACCCAAGCATCTACGACTCCCTCTTTCGGAGATTGAAGATCGAATACGAGGACGTCTACAACGACTACTCCACGACGCTTCAGGGAATCATGTTCATCGAGCTGATGGCCTACGCCATTCAGCAGCTCCAGTTTTATCTCGACAGGACGGCGAGCGACTGCTTCTTGGATACCGCGCGTACGCGAGCGGCTGTAGCGCGTTTGGTGAAGCAGATTGGGTACAAGATGGGGGCGGCTTCTTCGTCTTCCACAAACCTGACGCTGACCTTCACGGATGGGACGACCGGCCCGTTTATTCTGCCTGCTCGATGGCAGTTCCTGGGGCCGAATGGACTGATCTACGAGTCTTATGCTGCGTACTCCCAGCCGGTCGCGCTTTCTCCAGGAGACACGATTGAGATCCCTGTTCGGCAGGGTGAGACGAGGCTCCTTTCGTACACGTCTGACGGATCGAAGAATCAGCAGTATCGGCTGACCAATATTGCTGACGATCGCTTCCTTGGGGACGGGACCGTGGATGTCTGGGTGGACGGACTTCTCTGGGATGAGGTTGAGTTCCTGGAGTTCGAGAAGAGCAACCAGTACGAGGTCGGATACAACGACAGTCCGCCGATCGTTCAGTTCGGTGACGGCATTGCCGGAAACGTTCCGCCGGAGGGGGCCGAGGTCAAGATTCGGTTCGTCATTGTTGCGGGAGAGCTTGGAAATGTGAAGGCGAATTCGATCACGTCCTCCATCGACACGCTCTTCATCGGCGGAGATGAAGTTGCGTTCACGGTGGACAATGCCACTGAGGCGAACGGCGGACAGGATCCAGAGGATCCGGAGCGCGCAAAGAAGCTGGCTCCGTTCTCGTTTGCTGCGCGTGGTGCTGCTATCACGCAGCCGGACTACGAGGCTCTCTCTGAGAGCTTTTCGGATCCGACGTATGGAACTGTTGCAAAGTCGTTTGCCTTCAATCCTCGTGGGGCGTATCAGGACAGCGTATTCAACACGCTGGCCGGGAACATCGACCAGAATCTGAGTGACTACCTGAACGGCGGCGGCGTATACACTGGCGCCCTTGCTCTTGAGACTGACCTCAATAGCAAGGCTGCTGATCTTGTCGATCCCCTGAATGGGTTCACGGACGATCTGACGGATTTGGAGACAATTCGGTCTGGGCTTGAGACCAACATCGGAACGGCTACGACGGATTGTGAGACCGCACGTTCTGAGGGAAGAAGTGCAGAATCATCTGCCCAGCTTTCTGCAGACGAGTGCCAGGATGCGATCACGGAGATTTCGGATCTGGAGACCTACATTGGGACCCTCTCCAGTTTGACACCCACGGAGGTGGCCCAGCTTCTTTCGTACACTGGGACCATCAACGGGCACGTGAATGCTGCATACACGTACTCTTCGAACGCGCGGACGAGTGCGTCCAGTGCTGCTTCGGCTTCGGGGTCGGCGATCAACAATGCATTGACTCCAGCGAATCTTGTTGTCGCCGATCCGTCTCCGACAGGGGCTCCGGATGTTACGATTCCGACGATCATCACGGACATGGGATCCGACAAGGATGACATAGACGATGTCGTGAATGGCAGCGGTGGCATCATCGATTTGGCGGCATCGATTAGTGGCCAGGCGACACTTCTGAATGACAACGTGAGTGCGATTGGTGGGCTGAACGGAGAGATGCAGGAGCGGGTTGGCGAGTTGTTCAACGCGGATTGCCTGAGCAACTTCGTCCAGGTTCCGATCTTGAGTTTGGATACGGACGGGAATTATACAGCGCCTTCGGTTGGGTTGATCACTGGCCTGCAGGCGCGCTTGGATGAGATCAAGGAAGTGACACAGCACGTGGAGGTGGTGGACGGGAGTTCGCTTTTGGTTCCTGCTGAGATCGCCATGCTCTTGGAGGTGAACAAGGCCGCGTATGTCGAGTCCGAAGTCGTGTCCGACGCGGTTGCGACCGTCATTGGGCTGCTGAAGAAGCGAGACTTCAATGATCCGCTGTATCTCTCGACGTTGTACGAGAATGTGGAAGCCTTGAACGGTGTTGTTCGTGTGAACATTGAGATCACTGGGCCTGCTTCCTCTCTCGACGCGGAGGGTAACCTTGTGCCGACGGAGACCAATAGGGTGATCAGCTTCGGCTCCTTGATCATCAGGGACAAGGACGGAAACGTCCTGTATTCGGGGTAATTCAAAATGACTGACGAAACCAGAAGATTTCAGTGGCCGATACCAGCGTGGAATGCTGACTGGCAGAAGTGGCAGGAGCGTTTCGCCGATCTGACGGCGAACATTGACGCGACGGTGTTTGCGGTGATGAGCAACTCCAAGCTCATCATGAAGGATCTGCCGAGTGTCGAGGTCCGCGAGCCAACTCCTGGGGATTGGATCTTGGAGATGAAGGGAGATGCGAAGTTCGTCTCCAGGAATCTTCTGACGGAAATTGTGGTGACGCAGGAGAGCGTTGCTTTGCAGGCCGACTCTATACTTGGGCTCACGTTCACGCCTGGCGCTGTTGGGCAGCAGACGGCCTCCTGGGAGGTGTACCCGCAGAGCGTGTCGAATGATCCGGAAATCGTGCCGGTCGGGTACGTGGACGATTCCTACAACATCATCTGGTACAACGGAGCGGAGATAGCTGCTGGCGGTGGTGTTCAGAAGCTCTTCGGGGCGGCAGGTGGAAGTGGGTCTGCGACCGACAAGGTCAAGATCTCGGCGGCGGACACCCTGGCGAACTATCTCCAGAGCAAGCTGGCTGCTGGTTCGAATATCACCCTGACGAAATTGAATCCCGGTGCGAACGAGCAGTTGGAGATCAGTGCTCCGGCGTCTTCGGTACCGACGGGGACTGGTGTGCTGCATGTCGATGCCACAAACGGAAGCGATCTGACTGGGGATGGTTCGGTTGGTAATCCGTTTGCCTCGATCGCATATGCTGCATCCACTATCTCGGCTCCTGTAAGCTACGCTGAGTTCAGTACGCCTCTCGTTTTCATGGTGGCTCCTGGAACGTATTCTGCGGATGTCACGCTTCCGTATCGCTTGGATATGCGGATTACTGGGGACAACGTCGACATCACAGGGAAACTCATCTGGGGATACGACATCCAGTATTGGTACGGGCAGAGCTTGCTCACGAACATCCCGGTCCTCTCGATTGCGCCGATCACTCCGTTGGCCATGAAGGTGGCGAGCATTGACTGCAAGAACGATGCTCCCGGGAACGGGACGATTGATCCGTACGTCCGGTGGCTCTCGATCGACAAGTGCTTCGTTCGAGAGGGAAACATCCTGAACCTGGAGTCTGGTGCCACCGGGGCCGGAGAGTGTACTGGCGGCCTCGTTCTCTTCATGGATGAGTGCTACCCGTATGAGCCGTACGCTTTTAGCAGTGGGCGAATTGGTGGGCAGCGGGAGAGTTCTTTTGCTGACGATCCGAACTTCATCATCCTGGCTGCCACCAACTCTCAGATCAAACATGATCTCTGTGGTTGCACGAGCTTCTTGCTTGCGAACGGGGTCTCTTTTGCAGGGGATGTGGATTACACCATGGACCCGATCACGGGGACGACTCCGGGGTATGCGGGATCGATTGGTGGCGCGAGTAATGATTTGCAGGTCGGGAACTGTTCCATCGAGCAAGATTGGAAGATCGGATGGGATGGGGTCACAGGAAGCACGCCTGGGGATCTCGTGGTGGACGCAAACACGTACGGGGATCTGGCGGTAACGAACACTCTCACCCTGGACAACGTCGCTGTCGAGCTTGCGGACGTGGCAGAGGGAATCAAGGTTGATGGATCCTCTTACACGGGCGCCTTGATTGGGCAGGAGCAGGCCCAGGGTTGCTTCGATGCGCTGGACAACATTCCGCTTCATCTCAAGCTGGCTCAGGTGACGAGCAACACGACTCCGACGGAGCTGGTGAATCCGGACGGCATTGTGATCCAGGCCAATGGGAACGTCGGCGTGATGTTCCTGGAGGCTGACATCATTGCCAAGCGTGCGAACAACAATATCGTCCATCGGACGTGGACGGTGAAGGCTGTTTTCCAAGATGATGACCTCGGATCGAGATCGATCATCACGTCGCCACAGGACAAGCAGACACACTACATGTCGTCTGTTTACGATGAGGCTTCGTGGGATGCCTACTTTGAGTATTACGACGCTTCGGGGACACCTCGTGTGCGTTTGATGGCTGTTGGCGATTCGACTGCTGGAAATGTCCGGTGGGAAGCGCGAGTGAAGGTTGTTGCGGTTCAGTTCGACAACGCTTCATAGGAGTAGATCATGGGATTCAACAACAATGCGGACAAGATATATGTCGAGACGACTACGACTCCGTATTCGGTCGGCGAGAACAAGTGGGGCTGGACGTTTGCTGGGAATGTCTCTGGTGGGAAGGCGACGTTTGAGATTCCCAACACTGACACGTATCCTGCTGGTACGAGGTTGACGCTTGTTTTGGTCTCGGGGACGGGGACGATCGAGGTCCAGGCTCCTTCGGCGATCATTATCAACAAGTCCGGTGGAAGCATCCAGAATATCGGAGCGAATGCGTACGGGGCCAAGATCGTCTTGGAGAGCAACGGGGCGGCATGGGTCATGTCCGAGGGGCTCGGGACCTGGTACGATGTTGACGACGACGATCCGGCGACCAGGTACAGCTCGTTCGATGGTTCGAGCGGGGATTCCACCCAGGACAATCTGGTGAAGTATAACGCTGACGGTCAGCCCGTCGATTCGCTGGTGCCTCTCAATATGTTTCGATCTCTGCATGTGGCCAGTGGAGCGAGTGGTCGAAAGTGGCAACTCTCCTGGGATAGTCCTTCGCATGAGCTGACGGTGACTGTGGAGACAGATTTCGAGATGTACATCCAGGGTCGGCTGATCACGGTGTCGGCCGGGGACTACACTGATGACTCCTGGACCCCGGCTGGAACAGGAGAGGATGATCAGGTGTTTCGTTGGATTGCAGATTTCTCGGAGGTCACACCGAGCATTTCGGTTGGGACATCTGGTGGGGCAAACACTGTGCGGTGTACAGATGTGTACTCCAACGCAACCGACGGACTTGTCTTGTTGACGGACACTACACCTCCTGGCGCTTTCCCTGAGGCTGCCGAGACGTTCTTCCGGCAGTTCTGGAGTGGGGTTCAGGTTGTGGATGGTGGATACCCTGAGGACTGGACCCTCGACACAGAGGGGGACAACAACGTCCGGTTCGACATGGGGGATCTTGATGCCATTGTCATCGGTAGCGCTGTCGGCATTGTGAACTCGAATGGTGGTGAAGCCTGGGGATATCCCTTTGAGACGGGATCCGGATTCGGTTTTGCCGAGATGCCTGTCCTTCATACAACGGCTACTGGGTTTGATCTCTCGGAGAATGGGTCCGGGGCATCTTTTCCGTTCCTGATCGCTGGCACCGGGCGTGTGGCTTACGACAACAGTGGGTCACAGACTGAGGCTTCTGATGGAAACTACGTGCCGTATTTCATCGTTGCGACAAACTGTCCGTATGCTCCGCTGATGATGATTCAGGGGATGACGGACTCCGATGATCTGAATTTCATGAGGCGCTACTCGTGGAAGGATCACGTTGGTGGGGGGGGAGGCGTTCCCGATAACCTTTCTATCCACATCATCGGCAGGGTGATTTTTCAGACGGATGACACGTTTACAACTGGTACCTGCAAGGTGAAGATCGCAGCCTACGATGACTACCGCAGGGTGGCAACGCCGTACGATCCAACAGTTGATGATCTGTCTCACTGGCTGCTCGATGACGTTGCCCAGGACGTCCACAAGCAATATGGATGGAGAAGGGCTCCTACGGTGTTGCTGACAGGTGGGAGCACATCACTCGCTCTGACGAAGGAGGACGACCAGTCGATTGTTGCAGCGACGTCATTGACTGGGGATGCGTCGATTACTCTCCCGAAGATCGAAGACTCGGACATGACTGGGTACACCGTTCTGATCGAGAGTTTCGAGGGGACATATAACGTCAATATTGCTGCGGCGACGGGGGGATCGGGGGATATCATTTTTGTTCCCAAGGTGGGAACTCTCATGCCGCCAACCGCCGAGCTGGAGACCGACACGTCTGGAAGCTCAGTCGTTTTCGTTGCGTACTATGCTGGAGCGAACTCTTACTGGCTGGCTACGAGCGTCCTTGGAACATGGTATGACCCGAATGCGGGTACACCTGAGGACACGAGGGGAGTCTTTTGGCAGCACGTACCAAGTGGGGCAGAGGGGAACCTTACGGCGATCGGCCCTAACAGGACAATTATTGACTCGACTTATACACCTGATGATTTCGACCCATACCGCTCGTATGTCCTTAGTGTCCAAGGTAGGCAGAAAACATCTCATCTCTTCCAGTATCCGGTTTCGAATGACCCGGATGGGAGAATTGAAGAAGGGGTCGGTGTCACGTGGTCTACCACACCTGGTGGTGACTACGGAGTGATAGTAGAGGTCACAGATCCTCCAGACTGGGAGGCCAGCACGGCATATTCCTTGAACGACTTGGTCCAGTCCACAGCTGGTGATCACTATGAGTGCACCACGGCTGGTACGTCTGGCGGAACAGAGCCGACATGGGATACGGACATTGGGGACACCACTTCAGATGGGGGGGGAACTCTTGTTTGGACGCGGGTTGAGGACTACAAGCTTGCCTCTCACTACGGCAAGGCTATGGGCCA